GCGTGTGCGGCTCGTCCGCCGGGACCCGCGTCGCGGGCTCCCACACCCGCCCGAACCGGTTCAACTGATGGAGCACCGGGCCGGCGAGGGCTGGATGGACTACTCGGGGAACCTCTACGTCCACGACGGCGCCGGCTGGTGCCTCGTGACGCCAGTGCCAGGCAAGCTCACCCCGACCTACCAGCCGCAGGATAGCACAATGGACAACGCACTTCACAGGGCCCGCGCCCTCTTCGACAAGGGCTCCCGCGAGGCCATCCTCGATCTCCTGCAGGAGCTCGACCCGAACGGCAGCTGGACCGACAGGGCGTCCTTCGCCGAGGGCCTCGAGCCGCTCACGTACGACGAGGCCCTGATCGAGCTGCAGGACGCCATCGAGGAGCTCGAGATCGAACAACGCACCGCGACAGTAGCATGACCGAAGCAGCAGCGAACATCACCCCGGTCGGCCTCGTCTCAGAGATGAAGACGGCCTACCTCGACTACAGCATGGCCGTGCTGGTCGGCCGCGCCATCCCCGACCTGTACGACGGGCTGAAGCCGGTCACCCGCCGCGTGCTGACCGCCATGAAGTGGCTCGGGCTGAGGCCCGACGCCCGCTACATGAAGGCCGCCCGCGTCGAGGGCGAGACGATGGGCAAGCTGCACCCGCACGGCGGGGCGTACGGCGCGATGGTGACGGCGGCCTCGTGGTGGACGAACAACCACCCGCTGGTCGACGGCCACGGCAACTGGGGCTCCCCGACCGACGGCCCCGCCGCCGCCCGCTACACCGAGGCCAAGCTGACCAGCTTCGCCTGGGAGGCGCTGCTGCAGGACTCCGACACCTGGGCGACCCGCGACAACTACGACGGGAGCCTGCGGGAGCCCGTGCAGCTCAACGCGAGGCTGCCCCTGCTGCTCCTCAACGGCTCCGAGGGCATCGGCGTGGGCTACGCGACCAAGATCCCCACGCACAACCTCCGGGGCGTCGCCAAGGCCCTCCGGTCGCTCGTCGACGACGACGTCATCGCGGCCAAGAACGCTCTCGCGCCCGACTTCCCGACGGGCTGCGACGTGGTCAAGGACGAGGGGCTCGTCGAGTACCTGAACACCGGCCGCGGGCAGGTCCGCATGCGCGCCGTGTGCGAGAGGGAGACGCTCGACTACGGCAAGCGGTCCAAGCGCGACGCCCTCGTCTTCACTTGCCTCCCGCTGCACGTGAATACCGAGCAGGTGGGCGAGCAGGTCAAGGACGCGCTCGAGAAGGGGAAGATCACGACCGTCGCCGACATCCGGGACGAGACCGACAAGGCCGGCGTGCGGTTGGTCGTCGTCCTTAAGGCGAACGCGGACCCCGACCGCGCCGAGGCCGAGCTGTACCACCACACGTCGCTCGACGCCAAGTTCTCGGCGCAGAACCTCGCGATCGACGGCCTGAAGCCCGTGCAGCTGCCGCCCCACGAGATGCTGGTCCGGTGGGCCGGCTGGCGCGACCAGCGGCTCCTCGAGTCCCTCAAGGCCGAGCTCGGCAGGCGCCGCGAGCGGCTCGAGGTCGTCCAGGGCCTCGCCTCCGCGATGCTCGTGATCGAGGACGTCATCGACGCGATCCGCCGGTCGAAGGACCGGCCCGCCGCCCGCGCGGCGATAGTCAAGATGGAGTTCACGGACCGCCAGGCCGACGCCATCCTGGACATGCGGCTCGCCCAGCTGACGAGGCTCGACGACAAGCAGCTGCAGGCCGAGGCGAGGGAGATCCAGGCGCGCATCAAGGAGATCCTCGCGCTGACCTCGAGCGAAAAGAAGCGGCGCGAGTACATCGTGTCCGAGGTCGAGGGGCTGGCCGAGCGCCACGGGAACGCCCGCAGGTCGAAGGCCATCGCCGAGCCCAAGGGCCTCGCGGTCGAGACGGTCAAGGTCGGCCGGAGGACCGTGAAGGTGGCCGCCGCCGGGCCCAAGACCCGGTTCGTGCTACTCGACGAGGAGAAGGGCATCCTCACGCAGCTGAAGGGCCCCAGGGGCGCGAATCTGACCGCGCAGGACGACCAGAAGATCGTGGTCGCGTGCGGGAACGGCATGTTCTACAAGCTGTCGGCGAAGCACAAGGGCCCGGTCGCAGGCGAGCCGACGAGGGTGCTCGCGAGGGCGACAACGGCCAAACTTCCCGCGAAACCGCTCGTGGCGGTGTGGAAGACGCCGGAGGGCGTGTTCGGAAACGTGATCCCGTGGGAGATCCTGACGAAGACCACCTCCCGCGGCAAGCGGTGGCTGCCCGAGGGCGCCGAGCTGATCCACCTGGGCGACACGTACGTACTGCCCATGCAGGGCCGCCGGAAGGACAAGACGATCGGGATCAACTCGATCAAGCCCAGGCCGGTCGGCGGCAAGGGGACCAAGCTGGCCAAGCCGGAGGAGGCGGCCGTGTGACGGCCGGGGAGGTGTACACCTTTTTAACCGGAGAGGGGCCCCTGGGCTCATAATACATTCATGAACGAAACCAACAAGCCCACCGTCTACGTCGTCGAGGTCCGCGGCAACGACTACTACGACGACCTCGTCTTCCACTCCGTCTGGGCCGACCGCGAGGCCGCCGAGTTCCGCGCCGCCGAGCTGCGCTGCCTCGTCGAGGACAACGACGGCCCGTGCGACGACGGCGAGCTCGTCTACGTCGAGGTGCAAGTGATCGAAGCAACCCTACGCTGAGCCGACTATGAATTGGAGAACCGAGCTGGAGGCCGCGATGGCCTCGACGGAGGACACGCTGGTGCGGATCGTGATCCAGGAGCGAGGACGCCCGATGGCCCCGCAGGCCGTACCTATCGACCACCCGGTCTTCGACCGCGAGTTCGACGGCGGCTTCGGCGGCTCCGAGGGCTGCCGCTTCACCGCCTGGGGCGAGCTGTACGTCTACTTCCCGGCCGTGTACGACGGCAGCGAGTGGATCGACTTCGTGCCGCGCAACCCGTGCCTCGTCGCCACGTCACACATCGGAGGGGAATGATGATCAGGACCAAGTACGTCGCGGCCGGCATCCTCGGCCTCATGGTGATCCTCGGCTGGAATGCCCTCCTGATCAAGCGCGATCAGGCGATGTTCCAGTCGGCGCACGAGCGCGCCTGCGCCCAGATGAAGAGTTTCCACCCAGACTGTCAGGTGGCGCGATGAAGACCGGGATCGAGGGCGCGATCGCCGCAGTGGAGCGGCTCTACGAAGAGAACAACGAGGGGCTGAGAGAGCTCGCGATGATTGAATCCAGGGAGCGCGACTGGAGGCACTACGTCTCCCTCATCGGGCTGGCGATCGAGGATACTATCCCGAGCGAGTGCGAGATCACGACCCTCGACGCGGTAAAACTGCTGGTGAGGGAGAACAACGCCCTGCGTAAGGCCGTCGGGCTCCCTACCTACGTTGAGATGGCCCGCGGCGAAGACCACTGAGGCACTATGGGAAGACCAGCCGACAGAGATCCGTCTTACATGCGCGCGGCGCACGGGACGTCCAAACTCATCACGGACTACGGCTCGCTCGAGCGGAAGCTCGCGTGCCTCGACCCGTCGCAGATCCGCAACTCGGAGGACTACGACGACTGGGAGTACGGCACCGAGCCCATCCCGCACGACCACACGTGGACGAGAAAACGCAGCACATAGAGGCCATCCTGGACTGGGCCGAGGACAGGATGGAGTACCTCGTCAACGTGGGCAAGGTGGCCGAGGCTCTCGACGTCGGCCGCGAGTTCCACGAGTGGATGAGGGCGCCGCTGGGGTTCGACCACGACCTGGAGTACCCGCGTGACAGCTGACGGACCGCACGCCGACGGCCTCCGGCGGGCCAGCGGCGCCGTAGAATCAAGGAAACCGACCGACCCCATGACAGAAGCAGACAACCTCGCCATCGACCGCATCGAGCGCCTCGTCGAGCGCGCGGCCTACCACGCCCGGCTGGGCGACGAGCGGACCAAGGAGTTCCTCCTCGCCGAGGCCCGGATCCAGGCGATGGTCATGGACGGGGCCGACGGCGTGGTCACCATGCGGTACCACCGCCTCGCCTCCGACTCGTTCGGGGTCGCCTTCGAGCTCGAGCACGGCGACTCTGAGCTGATGTTCGGGGGAGCGTGATGTGGAGCGAGTTCTGCATTGCTATGATGAGTGGGGATTGTATAAAATCACCTACGATGGAGACCACAAAATGTATGAAATGCTATTTGAGGGCACCGAAGAAGAGTGTAGGCAATATGCTTATGATAACTATACTGATAAGGAGCAAGGTGAAATGTGCCTGATGGATTGGGAAGCAAGGGAGTGGGATGTATGAAATCAACACTCTTCATATCAGAAGATCAAGAGAAAGCACTCATTCAACAGTTGGTGTATAAAATCAAGATGGCAGATCTTGATATTCATCCATTTGATACTTGCTTTCTGATGGTATCACCGGACTATTCTGGTATTGTGACACAACACTTGTCACATGCGCTCTCTGTTGATCGAGAAATCTTTCATATTGAGGCGGTAAATGTACCATTTCCAGATGAACCGATTGAAGCTTATGTGAGAGACTTTCGTGATAATTATGCACGATGGTCAAAACAATGGAAGCATTTTGTGTTGATTGAGGCTGGTGTCATTCGTGGTGGTAATTACACATGGATCACACAATTGATGGACAATAACTATCATACTGTGGCGCTGTGTGAAAATTATCATAGTAAATTCCAATCCGATTTTGTGGGCATGTATTACTATGATGAAACACATGACCTACATTTTTGGTGGGAACAGCCTAATGTCCACTGGAGGTCTTATGACTCGGGAGGAGTTAAGCGGGGGCTGGATGCGGGAGTACATCTGGCCGTACGACGACTGGTTCACACCGACCGCGAGCCCCCAACGTAAGCTGAGACTGGGACGATGACAGACAGACCGCACAGCAAGCTGCAGGCGACCGGCGGCTACAACGAGGACGACGGCTACTCCGTGGCGATCTGCGCCGGGGACGAGAGCCCGTTCGTGACGATCTCGAACCTCGAGCGGCGCGACCTCGTGTACCTCCGCGACCTGCTCGACTGCCTCATCTGGAAGGAGGAGGACACGGACTACGGCTCGGTCAAGGGCCGGGTCCAGGCGGTACTTGACGAGTACGTGCCGCTGCAGCTCGTCGAGGAGGCGTCCGACAGGGCGATCCACGCGCTCAGGGACATCATCCTCTCGCAGGTCGACTTCTCGTCGAACCCCGGCGGAATAGTGCGCTGGGAGGAGCTCGAGCCGATGATAACGCGGCCGTTGGAAGACGACTGATGGACGACCAGCCAGTGACGCGGTCGGAGGCGAGGGCCATGATCGACGAGGCCATCCGCCGGCACAACCGCAACGCCAGCATCATCAGCATGTGCGTGGGGTGGGTCGTCCTCGCGCTATTCGCCGAGGGCCTCCTCAGGCTGATCGGCAGAATTCCGCCGGTATTCCCATGGATGGACATAGCGCTGAAGTGATCGGGGCGGCGCTGCTGCTCGTGTTCGCCGGGACGATGTTCTACCAAGGGGTGTTGATCCTCCACGAGCGGGACGGCTACTCCCAGAGGCACACCAAAAGGGACGCCTCCCGTATGAGGCAACGGGTCGAGGAGATGCTCAAAGATGAGACGCATGGCCCAGATTGAGTTCCTGCTCCTGGCGGCATTTTCGCTGGGCTGCGCGGTCTTCGGCCCGGCCGTTTTGTTCTGGACCTATCTCGCGTTCGCCGCACTGTTCTCCACCGCCGTACTGCTGCTATGACTGAAGAAAGGGGCTTCGAGATCACTCACTTCTCGATCCGGTACCCGAAGGCTGTGATGCAGTACCCGTACTTCGTTCACAACATCGTGTGGCGGGCGTACGACAAGGAGTTCAGGGACTACTGCCTCGGGCTGTGCGAGGACTGGCAGCGCACGGAGGTGGTCTTCGACACGAAGCTGGCCGACGAGTACATCGGCGGGCTGGACTTCAGTGTCGACGAGATCGACAACCAGTTCGGCTTCGGCAGGGTCGAGATCAAGCAGAAGGACGGGCTGAGGCGCGACGCGGTGTTCCACACCGGGTACCAGAGGCAGTTTCCCTTCGTGGTCCATCTCGAGAAGTTCGACTGCTTCAGGGCGTGGGGCTACACCGAGTCCAACGCCATCACGCAAGCCTGCGCGCACGAGATCCGCATGCTGCAGCTCAGTGAGCGGATGTACTCCGGCAGGTTCGCCACGTGGTGCCACTTCCGCAGGATAGTGGAGACGATGGACCGATTCTGGGACTGATTGGCATGGACGCCGGCACACGCATCGAATACCTCGAGAACCGCGTGAGGATCCTTGAGGAGGAGAACGTGGGGATGACAAACGCGCTTTATGAGCTCGAGAACCGGCTGCAGTCGCAGCTGGACGCGCTCATCACCTACACCATGTTCGCCCCGAACGACGTTTTCTGATCTGGGGGCGGATTTGCTTGCAGCCCCGGTACTAGACCTCACGGCGCGGCCCCGCCGCGAGAAAATCGAAAAGTGCGCGGATCAGAAGCTTTGCGCCGCAAGGGGCCAAAGGCAGTGCGTACGTACAGAATTGATCCCCCGGTGGTTCGTAACAAAATCAGAATCGATACAAGTGCACTCGTGCCAATTGAATAAGCGCACACCATTTCAACCGGAGCGCCCGGATCGGCGGTATGATACTTGTATGAATGAGAAAAACGAAATGACCAACTCCAATCCCTACGTCCAAGTCCTCCTCGAAAAGGGCTACACCGCGGCCGAGTGCCGCAAGCCCGCCGCCAAGCGGCAGTTCCCCTGCACCATCGGTGCCCGCACCTTCGAGACGGAGGAGCAGTACCGGGAGGCCCTCGCGGACTTCCTCAACGGCTATTGATACTTGCGTACTACGTGCCAGTCAAAAAAGTGCACACCATTTCAACCGGAGAGCCCGGATCGGCGGTATGATACTTGTATGAATGAGAAAAACGAAATGACCAATCCCAAAGTAATCGGTGCCTACACCTCGAAGACCGGCAAGGTCTACGCCTACGATCTCGAGCGCCAGACGCGCACCGACTATGCCGAGTTCATGAACCCGGAGACTAAGTACGAGCGCGTGTACTACCAGGTGAACGTCTACGTCGACGGCAAGCGCCTGAACTTTGCCTTCGTCGACGACGCCAACGACGCGACGGCGATCCGCAAAGCCGTGCTCGGCGTCGTCCAGTGGGACGAGACACCAGACGAGGTGCTCGCCTCGATGCACTCCCGCTACGACTGAGCCGTGTCCCTACTATCCAAGCAGGACCACGACCTCGCGATCGCCGCGCTGGCGATCGTGGCGGAGCAGGAGGACCCGACCGACCCGGCCGTGGTCCAGATGCGGCAGCTGCTCCAGTGGCTGAGGCTCCAGCGGGACAGGAAGTTCCCGGACTAGATCTGCGTGACGGCGTAGCTCAGCAGGATAGAGCGGCGGTTTCCTAAACCGCAGGCCGTGGGTTCGAGTCCCTCCGCCGCCGTCGGGCCCGCGCCCGCTCAGAACCTAGACAATCAGCACACATTGGCGCGTAGTTCAGTGGTAGAACTGTGCACTGTTAATGCGCCTGTCGTAGGTTCGAATCCTACCGCGCCAGTTCCCGCAGCCATGCGCGCTGCGGGCGTCACTCCGGGGTCTGATCGGCCGGGGGACGTATGATGATCGGCCCCGCCCTCTAACGCGGGGCGCCTGACCCATTGGTGTAGCGGTCATCACGCCACCCTGTCACGGTGGAGATCGCGGGTTCGAATCCCGCATGGGTCGTCGCCAGTTCTGAGGTCCTCCAACGGTGAGGGTAGCCTCTCCTGGCATGTTCCCGCTCTGCTTCGGCATCGGGCTGAATGACCCAGTGCCGGGTCGCGATGGCAGGCACTCGCCATCGTTCCAACGAGCCCCCACCTCTGTGCGTCCCCGAGGCGTCTCACGTGCTAAATGGGGCCTTCGGAAACATAGCTTAGTTGGTAAAGCACACGACTGATAATCGTGAGAGCGCTGGTTCGAGCCCAGCTGTTTCCATCGCCAGAGGGCGAACTACTCCCCTAGCTCAGCGGATCAGAGCATCTGACTACGGATCAGAGGGTCGCAGGTTCGAGTCCTGCGGGGAGTGCCAGGAGGGTTGGCCGAGAGGCTTATGGCGGCGGTTTGCTAAACCGCTGGGCCGATACGATCGGCCCCGGAGGTTCGAATCCTCCACCCTCCGCCACGGAGTATGGCGCAGCTTGGTAGCGCGCCTGGTTTGGGACCAGGATGCCGCAGGTTCGAATCCTGCTACTCCGACCTCGGGGAATTGGCTCAGCTGGTAGAGCGCCGCGATCGCACCGCGGAGGCCAGGGGTTCGAGTCCCCTATTCTCCATCGCCCCGCCGGGGCACAAACCAACACAGAAAGATGCAAGTACCACAGGTCGACTTCTACTTCCGCGAGGGCGGCGAGTTCGTCACCCGCACCAGCAAGGAGCTCTTCGCCGGCAAGCGCGTCGTCCTCTTCGCGCTGCCCGGCGCCTTCACGCCCACCTGCACCGAGCAGATGCTGCCCGGCTTCGAGGCCGCCTACGACGAGATCCGGTCCCTGGGCGTGGACGAGGTGTACTGCCTGTCCATGGACAACGCCTTCGTGATGAACGCCTGGCTCAAGGACCTCGGCGTCGAGAAGGTCAAGCCCCTGCCCGACGGCAACGGCTCCTGGACCACCGCCGTCAAGATGGCCGTGAGCAAGGAGAACGTGGGCCTCGGCATCTGCTCGTGGCGCTACGCGGTCGTCCTGAACGACGGCAACCTCGAGTTCAGCGGCGCCGAGGACGGCATGCGCAACAACGCCTCGGACGACCCCTACGAGGCCTCGACCCCCGAGGCGATCGTCGCCTACCTGAAGGCGGCCAAGGACGCGCCGGCAGAAGCCTGATTCTTAACGGAGCCGCGCTAGACAGCATGGGCAACCAAGCGCTCTTCATGCTATTCGCCACGCCGGTGGCGTTCCTGGAGGACTTCATCTCCGAGGAGGAGCGCCTGGCCCTGATGGCACGCGTCGACGAGAACGACCTCGCGCCGCACGAGGAATTCACCGGGAATTCCGTCTCGAGTCACAACAGGTCGAGCGAGGTCTCGGTCAACCGATTCCTCCCGGCCGAGATCCTGGACCGGCTGACGCGCACCATCAACAATTTCTCGGAGCACTACGGGGTCGGGCGGCTCAAGATCGACAACTACTGGGTCAACGTCCAAAACAGAGGCAGCACACTCAATAGGCATCTGCACTCAGGATCGGTGCTGTCCGGCGTCCTCTACCTGAACGTGAACGAAGCGGCCAGCAAGCTAGTCTTCTGGAACCCCAACCCGCACCACAGGTTCATGCTCTTCGACAAGCAGACGGAGCTGAATTGGGGCAGCTACACCCTCAAGCCAAGCAACGGCGCCCTCATGATGTGGCCATCGTGGCTGGAGCACGGATCGGGCGTCTTCGACAACGAGATGGACAACAGGGTCTCGCTGAGTTTCAATACCCAGCTCGACCGCTGATCGCATTGCGTGTAACAATACTCGGGAGAGCTTTCATAGGCTCTCCCTTTCCTTTTGGTTCACACTTCGTTGTGTGTGGGCAAGATTATAGCGTCCCGTAGCGATACGAACCGCAGCCTTTATGAGGGGCTCCCGCGCCATCGCGCGGACGGGACTCGGGGGTGAAACGCCCCTTAAACACACTGCGCCGTGGAGGAACGCGCCCTGAGACGGGCGAGTGACCGTCCTCTATACGGATGACGAGTTCAACCGAATCACATGCTCCAAAGCCTTACACTTGCGGCCGCCCTCGCCGGGTCAGCTGCGACGTCCCTGGCTCTGCTACCGCCGCCCGCGGCGACGGCCTCGTTCCCCTACTCAATCATCAGAGAGGAGCCCGAGGTCAAGGTAGCCATCCGAGAAGCCGCCCCTGAAAAACCCAAGGAGGCCCGGCTGATCTGTAAGAGCTGCAACGCAAACGAGAAGATTGCGCTCCAGAAGCTTCAGGATCACGGGATCAAGGACAAGAACGCCCTGGCCACCATCATGGGCAACATCCGGCAGGAGTCCACTTTCCAGCCGGACGTGTGCGAGGGTGGCGCGAAGACGGGCTACAACGGCTGCCGCTCCGGCGGGTTCGGCCTCATCCAGTGGACATCCGAGAACCGCTTCCGCGGCCTCGGCTCCCACGCCGCTAGGACCGGGGGCAACCCATCCACGATCCACACCCAGCTGTCCTACCTCTTCGAGGAGGGCGACTGGAAGATGATCGAGGACCGGATGCTCGAGCCCGGCCGCACCATCGACGACTACATGCGGACCGCCCGCAAGTGGATCAGGTGGGGCCACCACGGCGCGCGCACCGCGTACGCCCACGACTACGCGAGCCGCTTCACATCCGGCTCCTGACGTTATGATCCCGGGGAGCGAGAGCTCCCCTCCCTAGACCGCCTTCGTAGCACAGCGGTAGTGCAGCTGTTTCGTAAACAGCAGGTCGCTGGTTCAAATCCAGTCGAAGGCTTCGGGCCCACCGAATGAAAAACAACCTGTGGAAGACGTGGGCGCGGGCCCTCGGCGAGAAGGCCTCGAAGCACAAGCACGAGGCAGACGCCGTCGCCGCCATAAGGACACTGATCTTCCTCTCCTACCTCACCACGAATGCTTTCATCATCGCCGGCGTCGCCAGGCACTGGAATGACGCGGTCTGCGCGCCGCCGCCGACTGCTAGAGGTGCTGAGAATCGTAGGTAACGCCTTCTTCATCGTCGGCTACGCCGTGGTCCTGTTCGGGTCTGTCGAGGCCGGCATCTGGACGAGACTGTTCGGCAACCTGCTCTCCTGGCCCTACTTCGCCTCGGTCAAAATGTGGGACATGATAATCGTCCGCAGCTTCTTCGCCGTCATCGAGACGGTCAAGCTGGTCCAGATCCTCCTTTTCCATGGCTGACGACAACTGCTGCAAGCGAAGCCTAGCGGGATCGCTCTGGGACTCCGCCAAGCGGGCCATCAAGAACCCGGTGCCCATACCCGCGCATGCGCAGGCGGCCAGACTTGCCGAATGCGGGGGCTGCGACCGGTTCGACGGAACCTCGTGCGCCGAGTGCGGCTGCATCATGGCTCTGAAGGTCAGGTTCGCGGAGATGGAGTGCCCGCTCGGCCGGTGGGGCAAACACACGGGCGACTAGCTCAGCGGTAGAGCAACACCTTGACATGGTGGAGGTCGCCGGTTCGATCCCGGCGTTGCCCATACAGACCAACGGGGTAAGTCCCACGGAACCATCCCGGGGAACGACCCCAAGATGACATTGAAGACGATGAGCTTCCGCGCGTTCACCCGCGCGAGGCACCAGCTGTGGCTCGAGAGGGCCTACGGCGCGAAGGCGCCCAAGGAGGCGGACGCGCTGCGGCCGCACCACTACACTAACCTCTGGCGCGAGCTCGACCGCGGCACGGTGTTCCTGTTCAACGAGGTGCAGCGGCCGCGCCTGCACGACAGGCCCGAGCTGATCAGGCACACCATCCTCTACCGCATCTTCAACGTGCGGGAGACGTACGAAGACGTATGCTTTCGGTTCGGCAACCACCTCCATAGGGGCGTTACCGCGGAAAATCTATACGAGTTCCTCTCCTCGCGGGACAAGAATTTCACGAACGCGTACGTGAGGTGCTGCGACCTGAGGCTCGTGTGCGAGCAGCTCGCCAACCTCGATGGGCACCTGTACGACATCGGTTCCAGGCTCGAGTACGGCCAGGTCGACGAGGCCAGGGACGCGATCTCGCGGATCTACTCGTTCGGGGCCTTCACCGGCGACCAGCTAATGATGGACCTCTGCTGGGAGGGGGGCCCGTTCGCCGCGCGGTTCGCGCCGAAGTTCGGACCAGGCGCCCAGCGCGGCCTGGCCTACTGCATGGAGAACGGCTACGGCAACGTCAACCACCTGCTCAGGACCGGCCACGAGGAGATCCCCGAGGCGTCGCGCCCGACAGTCAACGGCCTCCCGATAGCCTACGACCTGCGCACGCTCGAGCACACGCTGTGCGAGCTCTCAAAGCACGTGAAGTTCCAGACCCGCGGCGACCGCCAGGTCAAGATGCGGTCCTACCGGCCCAGCGCGTCGCCGGTCGACCCGCTGCCGTTCGCCTGGGGCGCCCCGGAGGTAAGATCGACCGAAGCCGAAGCGCGCGAATGCTCTCGACCGATACACGCCTCCGCCTAGAGGCCATCGCGGCCCGCATCGTCGGCCACGAGGAGGTCACCTTCGAGGAGATGACCTTCATCCAGAAGTGGGCGGACCATAATAGGCACGCGGCCAAGATCCTCAACCAAGCGCGGCGGGAGTCAATCCAGGGAAAGCCTGAGCCGGGCTCCATGGACGAGTTCCTCAACGACCTCGACCTTGGAGACCCGGACCCCCACAACCACCTGATCGGGCCGCAGGACCCCATCGACCTGGCGAGGTGGTTCACGCAGCCCGACAGCTGGTTCAACCAAGATTGAAGACACGACTAAAACAATGAGCACCAAACTAACTGACTTCGAGCTGCCCGGCGAGCCCGGGCTCGAGGGCGACGTGACCTACACGTCCATCGTGGAGGACGAGTTCTGCAAGCTGGAGCTCAACGAGCGGCTAGTCCGCGTTTACGGCGTGACCGGCTACGCGAGGGGCGACGACGGCCGCGAGGTCGGCGTGTACATCCGGGGCACGCTCATCAGCTCCCCGGGCAACAACGGGATGCGCATCGTCAAGCTCATCTCGGCCCCCGACATGGACGGCGGCGAGGCGCGTTCGACCCGCTTCCTCTGCTCCGAGCGGCTGACCCCCAAGATCATCCGCTTCGGGGGGTCCGTCGAGGTCGGCGGGCGCGAGGTCGGCTTCCTGTACGAGGGCTTCGACGACGGGTCGGGCGACTGGTACCCGATCGAGGTCGAGGGCGAGGAGAGCTGCCGCGTGATCGGCACCCGCTGGAAGATGCTGGCGGCCGACGGCGACGACGGGAGCGACGTCCTGCACGTCCTCTCGCTCAACTCCATGGAGTGGACCCGCATCCACACGGGCATGGCCCTCCCGAAGAAGATCACAAACATCCACCACATCGACAATTCATACAAGATCTCCGGCGAGTTCAGCAACGGCGCCGAGTTCGAGGTGACATATGTCGACGAGAGCATCTAACGCTGGAGCAGCATGACCGACCCCGTCTGGCCGCTCATAGCCTTCATCGGCGTTGGGCTGCTGTTCGTCGTCGGGGTGATAGCGGCGATCATCATCGAGGCGACGAACGAGTGACGGCCGGGAAACCGGCACGAGAAAGGTCCCCGAGGGGCCCCTCTCCCCGTATGATGGATACATGCGAAACGAATCCGTCCTATACCTCGAGCGCTGGCTCAACCAGCACGGGCTGCTGGCCCTGGCCGACCACGGCGTCCGCGTGACGTCCGACGCCCGCTATCCGGGCCTCCACTGCCTGAAGTACGGCCCGACGGCCGACAAGTCCTCCCGCATCGTGCAGGTGTGCCGCGGCGCCGTCGTCGAGCTCGACGAGGCGGACGGCCACCGCGTGGTCGCCTACGCGTTCGACCGGTTCTTCAACGCCGGCGAGGCGCAGGCAGCCGAGATCGACTGGGACGCGGCGCGCGTCTTCGAGAAGCACGACGGCAGCCTGATCAAGCTGTTCCACCACGACGCGCACGGCTGGATCGTGTCGACGTCCGGGACCGTCGGGGCGGACATCCGCTTCGGCGAGATGGACATGACGTTCGAGCAGCTGTTCTGGCGCGCTTTCGCCAACTGCAACTACTCCCGCGAGCTGCTCCACGAGGGTACGGTCTACGTCTTCGAGCTGTGCACGCCCGAGAACAAGGTGGTCGTCGACCACAAGTTCGACCGCCTGCCGCTGCTGGCGGCGCGCGACGCCCGGACGATGGAGGAGATCTACGCGGAGTCCTTCTCCGGGGTCTTCGACATTGCGACCGAGCACGGCGCGTGGAGCAACCTCGACGGGCTGGTCGAGTGGGCGAACGAGCGCAAGGGCTCCGAGCACGAGGGCTTCATCGTCGTCGACGCCAACTGGAACCGCATCAAGGTGAAGGGCGAGTCGTACGTGCAGATGCACCGCGTCAAGGGCAACGGCGACCCGAGCTTCTTCGAGCTGTGGCGGAACGACGACCTCGTCGAGTTCTGGACCTATTTCCCGGAGTACCGCGAGCGGTTCCAAAAGTTGCTGTCCCGCGTCGAGGACGCGGCGTTCTTCGTCGAGGGCTTCGTGCGCGAGTACTCGCACATGGACCAGAAGTCGTTCGCGGCGCAGGTCATGCACCACCACCCCAAGGTGAGCGGCGCCATGTTCTCGATCCGCGCCGGCAAGGTCGGCGGGTTCGTCGAGTGGCTGATGCAGCAGAATGAGAAGAAGTTCGAGCAGGTCTTCGGCGATGCGTGAGGACAGCAGTTGACCATGATCCGCTTCATCGGCGACGTCCACGGGAAGTGGAAGCAGTACAAGCGCATTATCGGGGACTGCGACCGCTCCGTGCAGGTCGGCGACTTCGGCGTCGGCTTCTACAACCCGCGGACCGACACCTACACCTCCCCGCCGTACGACCACATGCGGCGGGGCGACCACAAGTTCATCAGAGGCAACCATGATAACCCCGCGCGCTGCCGCTCTCACCCGTTTTGGATCCCCGATGGCACGCTTCTTGAGGGCCGCGTCTTCTGCGTGGGAGGCGCTGGCTCGATCGACAAGCACCTCCGCACGGAGGGCTGGGACTGGTGGCCGGACGAGGAGCTCAGCTACTCGCAGTTCCTCGAACTCCTTCGGGCGTACGAGGAGGCGAGGCCGAGCGTTGTCGTCTCTCACGACTGCCCTGAGAAGATGGTCGAGGCCGTCCTGAGGAGCAAGGGCAAGTACAAGTACGACATCCCGAGCATCACGAGGCAGTTCTTCGAGAACCTGCTGCACGTCCACCGGCCGGACGTCTGGATCCACGGCCACTGGCACCTGGACCACCACACCGTCTTCGAGGGCGTCGAGTACATCGGCCTCGGGGAGCTCTCACACCTGGACCTGGAGGTCTGATGGACACCATACACAAGGCGCTGTACGCCGCCGACCACTTCCAGATGACGGCCAAGCAGCAGCTCTGGGGCGACGTTTACCGCTGCGCCTTCTACAGGTGGAAGGCCTCCGGCTACCAGTCGGAGGGCGACTACGCCACGATGGCCGCGGCTCTCGGGCTGGGCGACCGGTTCTGGGAGTGACACGGGAGCCCCCTCACGCACCCGCCGCGCGGGCACAATCACCACAGGAAACAACCACATCGATGCGAAACAGCGAAGCTCAGTTCTTCATCACCGCCGGCCTGCTGGGGGCCATCGTCATCGCTGGCCTGGCCTTCGGGCTGCCGCAGTACGGCGTCTACACGAAGACCCTGAACGGCAAGGCGCAGCTGCAGGAGGCCGAGTTCACCCGCCAGGTGGCGGTGCTCGAGGCCAAGGCCAAGCTCGACTCCGCGAAGGAGCTGGCGCAGGCCGAGGTCGAGCGCGCCAAGGGCGTCGCCCAGGCCAACCAGATCATCGGCGACAGCCTCAAGGGCAACCGCGAGTACCTCCAGTACCTGTACATCACCGGCCTCGAGGAGGGCAGCCAGAAGGGCAACGTGACGATCTACGTGCCCACCGAGGGCGGCATGCCCGTGCCCACGCTGCAGATGAACAAGTGAGCGACCTAGAGATCATCGCCCCTCCCGGCTTCACCCAGGAGGAGTTCGAGAGGATGCTCGAGGACCACATCGCCAGGTCCATGTTCGACGCGATCATCAGCTACCTGAAGAAGACCGCCGACACAATGGACAAGTGCGGGCTGCGGAGCATGACGGCGGACGACCTCCGCCGCGTCGCGCTCGAGATGACCACGCAAGGCTACGAACCGCAATGACGGGATACACCTTCGAGGTATGGGTTGACCATACGATGGAAAAAGCCGACGGTCGCGCGATCTACGTCGCGCGGGTGACAGACCCATTCGGCTTGCTGGTGGGGGAGGTGAGGAGCCTCTCCGAGGACACGACGCTGAGACTAGCTAATGAGCTTAAGAAGAGAGACAGCGGCCGCTACGCCACCGACCACGGCCTCTGCGCCTGACTTCGAGCGGATGGACGAGCTCTGGCACACGATCCAGGACGTCGGGCTGACCGGCATGTCCACCGACGAGCTCGAGGAGTGGACGTACCTCATGGCGAGGAGCCTCGAGGGCAAGAGTAACGGGCCGATCCGCTAAGCGCACACCATTCCGGCCGCGGGACTCACGGGCGCGATACGATACAGGTATCGAGCCTCAAGAGAAAACAACGATGAACGACTACACAGGACCAGCCCCGCCGCGCGAGCAGCGGGGCGTTTTACTTACCGACCACGACCTGGACGAGCGCTCCGTCGTGGTGATCGGCGACGTGCACGGCTGCGCGCAGGCGCTGCGGGACCTCCTCACCGAGGTCGTGCACACCGGCTGCCAGGTCGTCTTCGTCGGCGACCTCATGGACCGCGGCGGGCAGTTCAGGTCCGTGCTCACGATCGTGCACGGGATGTGCACCGACCCCGCGAGCTGGGGCGTCACGAGCGCCGTCTGCCTCATGGGCAATCACGAGCGCATGATGCTCGACGCCTACTCCGGCGCGCGGGACGACGCGTGGAGGCTGTGGATGAGGAACGGCGGTTTCGTAGAAGACTTCCAGTACGTCAGCGATTCCGCCCGCTGGGGCTGGCTGAACGGCCTCCCGACCTGGTACGAGCACCCGAAACGGGTTTCCTGGGAGGGAGAGGCCTTGCGGCTACTGGTCACCCACGGGTCGGTCGAGCCCGGCGTGCCGCTGGGGCGCCAGGACCCCGAAACGCTGTACTGGGGCAGGCGGGTCGCGGGCTACTCCCGTGACCACCTGACCGTCAACGGCCACACGATCTGCCGCGAGGGCGAGCCCCTGCAGTACGAGACCGAGACCGGCAAGGTGGTCCGGATCGATACGGGCTCCTACATGACCGGCATCGTGACCGGGCTGGCCCTGAGGGAGACGTGACAGCCGGGAAAGCGCACACCATTTCGACCGGAGGGCGCCCGGGCGGCCTATGATACTTGTATCGAAACGAATGAGACAAGTGACCGTCCAAATCCCCGCCTACGTCAAGAACGCCCGCCGCGCCGAGAAGCTCGCGGCCGACGAGTTCTGGGCCTACCACGCCGAGATCGCCGGCAAGAAGCCGGTCGACGCGAAGTACCGCACCCTGCAGCGCCGCATGGCGGCCGCAGCCGAGCGCCGCGTCGAGGCCGTCCGCGAGTTCACGGCCGCCCTCTGATGCTAATCGCGCACGTGATGGTCGGGGCCCCGGGCTCCGGCAAGTCGACGGCGGGCGCCCGCCTCGCCGAGCTCTTCGACTCCGTCGTGGTGTCCACCGACGCTGTCCGCGGCGACCTGTGGGGCGACGAGTCCGTCCAGGGCGACTGGGCCGACGTCTCGCGCGAGGTCGAGCGGAGGGTCCGCTGCGCCGCCGCTGGCGGCCGGAACGTCGTCCTCGACGCCACCCACGCCAAGCGCTCGTACCGCCGCCGCGCGGCCGAGATGCTCCGAGCCGCCGGGTACGACGAGATCGTCCCCGTGCTCGCCCACCCGCCCCTGGAGACCTGCCTCGAGCGCAACGCCGGCCGCGGCCGCGTGGTCCCCGCCGGCGTCGTCGAGCGCATGTGGCTCTCGATCGAGCAGAACAAGCAATCCATACAAGAGGACTTCAACAAGTGACCGAAACGTACCTGATAGGCGACGTGCACTCGCAGGCCGACGAGCTCGGCAGGGCGCTCGAGTACGTGCTGGCCAGCGGCGGGCAGAGCGCTCGCGTGATCTTCCTGGGCGACCTGTTCGACTCCCGGTGTGAGACGTCCTGCTCGGCGGCGGTCTACAAGACCGTGAGGCGGTTCCAGGACGAGCACGGCGCCGTCGTGCTCAACTCCAACCACCAGGACAAGCTCCGGCGCTACCTTTCGGGCTCGCCCGTGCGCGTCGACCTCGTCCCCGAGCTCGGCCGTACCATCCAAGAGTTCCAGCAGTCCGACGTCTGCCGCGACGAGCTGCTCCGCTGGCTCGAGTCGTGCCCCTACGGCTACGTGTTCCACGACGCCTCGGGCCGCGAGTACCGCTGCGCCCACGCCTACTTCCCCAGCTGGGTCGAGCCGGACGGCGCCACGGTCACCGGCGAGGGCTTGCCACGCAAGGCCCGGGACCTCATGCTCTACGGCAAGCGCGACCACGAGACCAAGCAGAGGGTCCGCTGGTGGGAGCAGGAGAGCAGCGTGCCCTGGACCCGCGTGTCCGGCCACTACCACTGCGTCCACACGAGCCGCGAGTCACTCGTGCTCGACGGCCAGTGCGGCAACGAGGGCGGCCGCCTGCCGGTCTACCAGGTGAACGCCGCGCGCCTCACGTACTTCTGATCGGCGTAAAATCACAACAGGTACCAAGGCGAGCCACATGGACACCAGACAGATCATCTACCCGACCGAGAGGCTGCTCGCCAACCCCCGCGTCTTCATGGCCATCGCCAGGGAGTTCGACGGCCCGGACTGGGAAACGATCGCGAACGCCTTCTACGACCTCATCGAGCACGACATCCTCCAGGAGGATGAGATGGAGGACGTGGCGTTCAACGCCCCAGAGGTCTGCTTCCGCGAGAAGCCCGGCGCGCCCGAGGTCATGCAGATCGTGCTGCCGGACGGCAACGCGGTCGAGCTGCACCCCACGGCCAGCTCCGGCGACGGCGAGGAGGAGTACTACGCGGCCGTGAAGACCGAGCAGGACTTCGCGATCACGTCCACGATCAATGCCCGCCTGATCCGCGCGATTGAGGAGGCGGCGCCAGAGGTGGCCGGCGATGTCGCCCTGTGCGAGCCCCCGACGCCCGCGAACGAGTTCCTCCGCGACTCCGATGACGACTGCTTCCGCGGCCAGTTCCACCTGATGTCCGACCCGGACCGGGTGTACGACTTCCGCGTGGAGGTCGTCGACCTGTCCACCGACCAGCTCCGGGCGTCCGTCCGCCCGATAAGATGACGAGGCGGAGTAAGTTCGATGTCGGAAACCAACCCAGACCAGCAGAATTCCTCCAGCCCGTACACGTACGAGGGCTGGCTCATCCAGGAGCAACTCCCAACCCAATGGCACATCCTAGTCGCGGCGATACTCCTAAACCAGAGCAAAAGGACCCCGGCGTGGGACGGAACGCTCTACGAACTGTTCTCGCGGTGGTCAAGCCCCTCCTCCCTCGCATCCGCTGACGGTGGGCTCGAGGCCCTGCTGACCCCGCAGGGCTTCGCAAACGTTAAAGCCAAGCGCCTCCGGCGGATGTCGGAGGAGTACCTGTCCTGGGACCACCAGGACGCTAGAGTCCTCTACGGTTGCGGGCAGTACGCCTACGACTCGTGGAGGATCTTCGTCCGCGGGGACAGGCCGCAGCCATCCAAAATCAAGGACGGGGTCCTAGTCAAGTTCCTGGAACGGCACCATGCGGGATGGCGAATTGGATCACCTCTACCACCGATGGTCGGGGATAGCGTGGGAGCGTGGTCGGCTGCAAGAGTTCGAGACCCTCTACCGCTCCTACAGACTGATGTGCTGGTCGAGGCGCGAGTGCGTCCTAAAGGCGGCCTGCGACATGAACTTACCGGGGCGCCCGTAGGCGCACGATCGATAAAACCACTGCGAGCATGAACCACCTAGTCGACGCCGAGCTGAGGCGCCTCGCGCGCCAGAAAGAGCTGCTGATGGAGGGCGTGAAGGACCTCGAGCTGGACTTCGAGGCGAAGATCCGCAAGATCGAGGAGGCCTCCGCCAAGCTCGACGAGATGCAGGAGCGCGTCGTGATCGCCCTGGACACGTTCAAGTACCGCATCGAGCGGTCGGCGAACGCCGAGCTGAAGCGCGCCCAGAAGCGCGTGAGGGAACTCGAGGCTAAGCTCGCCGAGGCCGGCGACGCCAACGCCAAGCGGTCGGTCGACTCCGCGATCGTGTCCAAGGCGAAGACGATCGCCATCTTCGACGCGATCCTGTTCAACATCTGCAACTGGTCGACGGACGGCGACACGGCGCCAGACTTCGAGCTGGCCTCGCAGGCGATCCTGTTCCCCGCCGTCTACGAGCGGGTGATGAAGGGCGACGAGGAGGCGTACATCCTCGACGAGGTGCCCGTGAGCGCCCTAGAGGTCGTCAAGCGCGGCCGCGAGTGGGTGAGATACTTCCGCCGCAGCTGCGAGCTGTCGCTCGTCGACCCCTCGGTGTGGGAGCGCAGCGTGGACGACGTCGCCAAGTGGTGGGTGTCCGACGCCCTCCCGCTGATCTACGGCGCCCGCGACCCCGACTGGGACCACGACGAGCCCTACTCACTGTCGGAGATGATCGCCTGGCGCGACTACCCCGCCAACCGCCCGCTGTCCTTCCCGCTGATCTTCGACGGGATGGAGGCGGTCAACAAGCACTCCGACCAGATTCGCGACAACTCCGGCCTGCCACTATTCAACCAGCGAGCGATCAAGACGAGGCTGAGCGCGGATGAATGACATCAGGAACCTCGAGAGCTGGGCGTCGGAGACCGTCACCGAGAACCGGCGCCTCGGCGAGCTGAAGATGCAGGCGGGCCACGCCATCGTCGACGCCCTCGAGTCGTACTACGCGCAGTGGCAGACCAAGCGCACCGACCGCGTGCGCAACGAGTACATGAAGTGGCGCGTCCGCCTGCACCGCAAGTGGAACGACCACCCCTCGTTCCTCGAGGAGCTCGACGAGGCGTTCAACATAGGGCTGAACGACGACGCGATAGGTAAAACCCTCTGGGATATTCCAGCGGAAGACTCCGTAAATCTCTCGAATGGCTACAACTGGCGACGCGACTCCGGCTACGCCCTCCGCGGCAGGAACCGCAAGCAGCAGCCAGCCGCTGCTCCAGATCTGGCGCAGTGAGCACATCGACCAGTACAGGTGGGTCCTGAGCTTCGGCCCGGGAGACGCAGATCTGTTCCACGGCAACGCCACGTCCCTCGAGCAAGCGATGGGGGACATCGAGCACTGCCGCAGGATCCACGAGGGGACGGCCCGGGAAGCGGCCGCTGCGGCGCCCTGAGGCCCCGTCCCCGCGCTAGGATAGATTGTTCCTACGGGTCACTCAATGGACTACATCGACGCGGCGGTCGACAGGATCCACCACCTGGTGGACCGGGCCGACGAGCTGTACGACGCCTACATGGATGTCGAGGCCGCGCTGCTGCTCGAGCAGGCGCTCGAGATCGCCCAGTCCATCCGGGAGCCCGCGCGCACCCCGGCCCTCGCCGCATAAGATACACTTGAACAAAACCTATCAGATGGCAACGTCTATGAAGCTGAACGAGCAAGGCTACCCCGTCCTCGACGACGGGTTGCACCGCAAGCTCTTCGGCTCGGCACGCCGCCCCGCCCCCAAGAGCTCCACGCTCGAGAGGACGAGGCGGCTTCTTAGTAGGTTCGAGATCCCGACGCCGGTCGACTACCCGGACGGGATGTACGACGGCGACCTGCCGTTCCCCGAGCTGATCGGCGGGTCGATCGAGGCGCACTTCGAGGCCATGGCCGGCGAGTTCGTCGACGACTACAAGGCGCTCGCCGGCGCCTTCGCCGAGTCGAGGCTGCCCGAGGTCCCCGGCTACGACGACTTCGTCTTCCGGCCCGGGTGGACCCGCTACACCGTGGCCGACGGCCAGTGGGTCACCGAGGAGGTCCCACACCCGCTCGAGCGGGCGTTCACGTACGACACGGAGACCTTCGTCACCGGTGGGGCGTTCCCCGTCATCGGCACCGCCCTGTCAGCGGAGGCGGCGTACGTGTGGCTCGCGGCAGAGATGTGCGACCCCACGCTGCCGGTCGAGGGCTGGACACAGCACGACCTCATTCCCCTAGGCAAGGGCAACTTCGTCGTCGGCCACAACGTCTCGTACGACCGCGTGCGCGCCCGCGACGGCTACACCCTCGCCGAGACCGAGCCGGAGAACTTCTACTTCGACACGCTGTCGGCCCACATCGCCGTGTCGGGGCTGGCGTCGGGCCAGCGCTGGCTCTACGTCCTGGCCGGCAAGGACCCCGAGGCGCTGACCGAGGAGGAGCGGAAGAAGCTGCGGTTCCGCCCGCGCTGGGCGGACGAGGGCGCGACCAACTCCCTGGTCAACGTCTACAACTTCCACGTCGCCGCCGTGCGCGAGTACTTCGGGCAGGACGTTCACCGCATGGAGGACGCCGACAAGGAGATCCGCGACGTCTTCGTGAAGGCAACCGAGATGCACCAGCTGGCGAACCGCCGCGACCTGCTCGAGTACGCCATGCTCGACGCCTTCTACACGACTGAACTGTTCCAGGCCATCTGGCCGAAGTACCTCGACTCGACCCCGTCTAAGGTCGCCCTGGCCGGCCACATGTTCCTCAACGGCTCACGCATCCCCACACCGACCGACTGGCCGCGGTGGATCGGGCAGGTCGAGGAGGTGTTCGCGGAGTACAACCGCGAGATGTCGGACATCTGCCACGCGCTGATCGGCAAGTACGTCGACGAGTGGCGCGAGCTCCTCGACCAGGACGTCGCCGGCGTGCAGGCCAAGCTCGACTCCGACGACCGGCAGCGGCTGCTCGAGCGGCTCGCGCTCGACAAGAAGAAGACCGTCAAGATCAACGACGTCCTGAAGGCGCTCGACAAGGCGCAGATCGAGTGGCGCAAGCGCTCCGACCGCTGGGTGGCCCGCGACCCGTGGCTGAACCAGCTCGACTGGGCGCCCCGGAACTACGCCGGCAAGTACGCCTACATGCCGAATTGGGCCAGCAAGTACCTCGCCGACGACTCCGAGCGCATCACCAACAAGGCCAACGTCTCGCACCTGCTGCTCAAGCTCAAGTGGGAGGGCACGCCCGTGATCCTCACGAAGTCCGACGGCTGGTGCTTCCACAGCGAGGAGGGCAAGCTCGAGAAGGTCCCGCACCCGAAAGGCAACGGCGACAACGTGGGCGTGCTCCTGTCCAAGGACTTCCTCGTCGACATGGAGAACGGCCGCCTTAGCAGCGACCTGCCCGAGGCCAAGCGCGCGCTCGACATCGCGAACGCCACATCTTACTGGACGTCCGTCCGCAAGCGCGTGCACGACCGGATCTTCATGGATGTGGAGAACCCCCACGGCGAGGGCTGGTGCATGATGATGCCGGAGATCATCGCCCACGGCGCCGTGACGCGCCGCACGGTCGAATCGCTCATGGTCACCATGTGCTCGACCAAGGGCCACCGCATCGGCACCGAGCTGAAGACCCGCATTCAGTGCCCGCCCGGCTGGAAGATCGTCGGCGCCGACTTCGACGGCCAGGAGCTGCAGATCGCCAGCATCTACGCCGACGCCTGGGAGGGCGGCTTCATCGGCGCGTCGCCGATGGCCCACACCGTGCTCTCCGGCTCGAAGGAGAAGGGCACCGACGCGCACACGAAGCTCGCGAAGGCCATCGACACCAACCGCGACGTCGCCAAGGGCGTCGGCTTCGCCATGCTCTACGGCGCCGGCGTGAGGACGATCGCCAACACCATCAAGAAGACGTACAAGGACCGGAGCGCCACCGAGCTGCGCCAGTTCGGCAACCGGGCGCTCGCGTTCAAGAAGGGCAAGAAGACGCCCGACGGCTACTACGAGGGCGGCAGCGACAGCGGCTGCTACAACTTCATGGAGGGCATCGCGCTCCGGACCAAGTGCCCGACGCTGCCCTGCCTCGGGACCAAGATCTCGACGGCCCTGCGGCCCTCCGCGGTCGGCGACGACTTCCACACCGGCCGCATCAACTGGACGATCCAGTCCAGCGGCGCCGAGATGCTGGCCGTGATCCTCACGGCTACCCACTGGCTGGCCCGGTGCTTCCAGATCCCCGCCCAGTTCATCCTCAGCATCCACGACGAGCTGTGGTGGATGGTGCCCGAGCGCTACGCCGAGAGCTTCTGCGTCGTCTTCCAGATGGCCCACCTGTACTCCTGGGCGCGCTTCCAGGCCGGCGTCGGCATGTGCGACGTGCCGCTGAGCCGGGCGTTCTTCTCGTCTGTGGCGATCGACGAGCGGCTGAGGAAGTCGGTGTGCGAGTGCACCAGGACCCCGTCCAACCCGGGCGGCGGCGATGAGCCCGACGGGGCCGAGTACTCGATGGCCCAGATGGCCGAGCTGGGCTGGGTGAAGAAGCTCCGGACGCGGGGCGAGATGATCGCGAAGGGGCTCATTTGACCAAACTCGAACGGGCTATCGACGCCCTCTACCGCGGGCGCTGCAACCTGATCCAGGCCTGCCAGCTGGCCGAGGTCGACCAGGACACGATGAAGCGCTTCCTCCTCGACAAGGTGCACTGCACCCCGACCCACCCCATCCAACTGACCCTAGACCTCCGGAGCCCAGAGCCATGAGCAAGAAGAAGGCGCACTTCTACACCCTGACCGAGCTGGCGTCCAACCGCCCGTACGCCACCATCGAGTTCTACGACCACAAGGAGCGGCGCATGCTGAGCTCCGTGGACGTGGTCCTCAACATGGCGTACCATGACGCTTCGTCGATCGCACAGTTCGTGGCATCACGATGACCGCCGCGCTGTACAATAGCGACAGCACCCAACCCACCATGCTCATCATCGTCTCGGGGCCGGACCGCGTCGGCAAGTCGACCCTGATCAACGCCATGGCCGAGGAGCTCGGCGCCGCCGACACCTACGTCGCCCACCACGGCCCGCCGCCCACGGCCAACGAGAACATCTTCGACGTGTACCGCGACACGATCCAGGACTGGAAGTGGTCGCAGAAGCCGTACGCGATCTTCGACCGCGCGTACCCCTGCAGCTACATCCTCGAGCAGCACCGCCGCCGCAACGCCGGCCACTTCGAGGACGTGATCGACTTCGAGATCGAGCTGGCCGACGCCGTCGACTCGGTCGTGCACCTCGGCGTCTTCCGGCCCTGGCACTGGTCCGCGCCGCTCCACGTCGAGGAGGTCCGCGACGAGAACCCGGGCGCGGCCCTCTGGTACGTCCGCGACGAGTACATCGCCCGCATGCAAGAGCACCAGATCTACACCGAGCAGCTCCTCAACTTCTACGACAACATCACCATGTTCCCCAACGCCCGCATGGAGAACGAGGACACCGACGCCCAGCTGGCCATCGCCAAGTGCCGCGAGGCGCTGCGGAGGGGCTGATGCCTTTCCCTATGCCGCAGGACCCGGGGTTCATGCTCGAGTACTGCAAGGAGTGGATCGACGACGCCAACTACCGGTACGATCACGGCATGAAGGCGATGGCACAGGAGAGCATCCGGTCGGCCGCGCAGCTCTACATCCAGCTCCCGCGCGGCTACAGCAACCCCGAGCTGGAAAAATACTACCAGGACACACTCAAGAAGGTCTACGGATGACATTCGAACGGCGAATCAGGGAGATGACAGCGAAGCGCCAGCACGTGATCTCCTTCGGCGACCACGTGATCGCCAGCGACAACTGGGACTACGCGTACGGCGAGTACCTGTACGAGATCATGAACCACGGCGAGCGGTTCGACGGGCGCAACGGCGAGACGAAGGCCGCCTTCGGCTGCTCGGCCAAGGTCGACCTCCGCGCCGGCTTCCCGCTGACCCGCCTGCGGAAGATGCCCTGGAAGAACCTCGTCCGCGAGTTCCTCTTCGACATCGGCTTCAACACCAACGTCGAGGCGCTCGGCCCGGCTAAGCACTTCTGGGACTTCCTCGCCGACGAGAACGGCGAGCTCGGCGCGTCGGCCTACTGCCGGCAGTGGCGCCAGTGGCCGCAATCGGCGCCCGGCGTCGAGGTGCCGAACGAGACGCTGGAGACCGACCGCTCGGTCGACCAGCTGAAGGACGTGACGACGCTGCTCAACAACCAGCCGAACTCGCGGCAGGCGACGGTCATCACGCACAACCCGACGGCGATCGACCCCGCCTGCCCGCCGTGCCACATCGCGATGCAGTTCATGCCCGCGAAGGACGGATGGCTCGACCTGATGGTGCCGGCCCGCTCCAACGACATGGTGGTCGGCTTCCCGCTCGACATCGCGCGGTACGCCCTGATGCTCAAGGTTGTTGCCGCGATGACCGACAAGGCCGCGCGCTTCGTCTACATGCCGAGCGCCAACTCGCACATCTACGAGAACTGCTACGATCTGGTCGACGAAATGCTGGAGCGCGAGCCGCGCCCCGAGTGCCAGGCCCGGATCAACGCGCAGCGCCTCTACCTCAAGGACCTGGCGCTCGACGACTTCGAGCTCGAGGGCTACGACCCGCACCCCGCCATCAAGGTGGCGGTCAACTGACCCGGGGTAAGACCCCGGCAACCGGAAACACACCCGATACGACATGGAAGAGCAGACCAACCCACGGGTCAAAGTGATGCGCCAGGGCGACGCCCAGGCCGAGCAGGCCTACGTGCCCGACGACGGCGACGAGCTGTTTGGCGTGACGCTATCGACAGGCCGCTACGTCGAGCTCCGCGAGATGAACGCCGGCGACCTCCTCTACCTGGAGAAGACGCTCGGCAACTGCGGCGACATGGAGCGCTCGCTCAAGCTGGCCTCCCGCCTGTCCACGGCCGGCGGCAAGATCACCTTCGACGAGCTCGGCAAGCTCAAGATGAAGGACCTCAAGAAGGTGACCGACCTGCTCGGCAAGGCCGGCGGCACCGACGAGGACGAAGAGGACCCAAACTGATCCGGGTCACTCCCCTCGAGGACTTCATGTACGAGGTGGTCGTCGACGGCGGCCGCCTCGCTTTGACGTTTCGGGAGCTGACCCCCCGCGACTTCTACTTCTTCAACCTCGTCGAGAACGACTACAAGGACATCACGCAGACGCACCTCTCGCTTCTGATCCTGATGCGCCTGGCCGGCCTCGAGGAGCGCGACCTCGACCTCATCCCGAGCCGGTACGTGAGGCCCGTCTGCGAGTGGATGGGGCCCGAGCTGCTCCAGGAGAAGGTCATGAAGGTCGAGCAGTGGCTCGAGATGGCCTTCCACCTGTGCAAGCAGCGGTGGGACTCCTCGATCGACTGGATGGAGACCCAGCCGGTGTCGAAGATCCTGCTGATGGCGCACCTGCAGAGCCAGTTCGTCGACAAGCAGAACGAGGAGACCAAGAAGGCCGCCCGTAAGCGCAAATGATCAGATTCAAGTTGACGGTACCGACGGTGAACACCAACTGGTGGGCGTCGTCCAAGAACGAGATCGCCAGGGCCCTGCTCGAGGACAACCAGCAGGACTGGGCGGCCGAGCGCGACCCGAACACCGGCTCGAAATGGGCGCCGCGCAAGCAGCCCACCGGCGGCTGGCCGATCCTGCGGAGGACCGGCACGATGCAGGACCGCGCCCGGGTCAAGCCCGGCGGCGGCGTCGGCATCTTCGTCGCCACCACGGTCAGCTACGGCCCGTTCCACCAGTACGGCACGAGCCGCATGGTCGCGCGCCCGTGGCTCGGGGTGCCGGACCGCACGTTGCCCAGGGCCGCCGAGATCGTCGGCAAAAGCATCTTCAAGGGCCGCAGCAGGACGTTCCAATGACCGCGATCAAGATCTCCAGGCCCGGCGACACGTGGAACGGCGTCGCTTACACCTACTACAGCGACTCCAGGGAGTTCAGGACGATCCTGGAGCTGAACCCGGGCTACGACATCCGGAGCTTCCCGGCCCCGGGCCTGCCGATGCAGATCTTCTCGCTCGGCAGTGGTATAACTACTACAGGCCCCTCGGCGGGTTCACTGATACAACCCGACGCAAACATCGACCTCCGAGCGGGCTCCCCGGCGAACACGACGCCGGAGAGTATATTCCCCTGGGACACTGTCGAGGCCTACGAGGCCCGGCAGGCGGACTACGTTCCAAGCGCGTTGGCCGAGGTGAACCGGCTCAACGGCTTCACGCTCGACACGAGTCAGGCGCTGACGGGGAATCAGAGTGGTTGAGCGCCCCTGCGGGGACCACGGGTGGACAGTCCGAAGCCACCAGTCGCTCAAACCCAAAAGAAGGAGTTAAAACTCTAAATGGCCACCATCACCCTCGGAGGCGCCCGCGGCGGAACTCCGGGAACCTTCATCTACGAGGACGCCCGCGCCACGCGCACGGCAGCGGCCAGCTTCAACACCGTCTACATGTGTGTTGACGCGCCCGCGTCCGCCTCCGTGATCCGGTTCCCCTACAACCGCCCGGTCTTCGTCTCCAGCCTCAACGAGTACGAGAACCTGATCGGCGAGCTGCCCACCAGCGGCCCCGAGCTGGACTCCTACTTCGCTGTGAAGGCCTTCTTCCAGCAGTGCACGATCGGCGACCTGCGCGTGACCCGCGTCGGCACCCCGACCAACATCGTCCGCATCGGCTTCGACCCCGCGGCCAACAAGGACAACGGCGCCTCCGCGCCCAGCTCCCTGAAGCGCGGCGACAAGGTCTACATCAAGCTCGAGATCAACGGCATCGAGCTGGGCGCCAAGACGCCCGCCGGCGCGTGGCTCGGCGTCGAGGTGACGATCCCCGTCGACTACATCCCGGGCGACCAGGGCAACAACCTCAAGATCGCCAACGAGATCCGCGACACAGTCGCCCAGGCCCTCAAGGACAACGCTGACATCAGCGCCGGCGCCTTCATCCGCGTCGAGGACAGCATCGGCGAGATCTCCTACTTCGATCTGACCGGCCGCGTGTTCAACGCCCCCGTCGAGGTCGTCAACAGCAACAACATCACCGGCAACCAGTACATCCTGGCCTCCGCCGGCTACGCGATCTCCCAGGTCACCGAGTCCAACGAGACCGTCTTCGACTGGATCCAGACCGTCCGGACCGCGTTCAACGACCCCCAGCTGCCCGCCGGCTACATGATCGCCCCCGCGGCGTTCAAGCAGTTCAAGAAGACGCAGCGCGTCAACCTCGGCCAGAGCATGGAAGAGGTCTGCAGCGACTTCCTGCACAAGTGGATGGCGCTGGTCGACTGCGGCCCGTTCGACGTCACCTCGATCAACGAGTACAAGGACTTCATCGAGCACGACCCCGCCAACGGTTTCGGCCCCGGCGACGAGGTGCTGGTCGACAACGGCATCTACCTCTGGACCGACACGAGCCCGCAGCGGTTCACGGCGGCCAACTACGAGGCGAACAACCCCGCGGCCTGCGCCAACTCGCTCTTCAGCACCGGCCAGCGCGTCGGCCTGAAGGACGACCAGCAGATCCTCGTCGGCGTGGCCGCCAACACGACGACCGACGTGATCACCCTGGCCGAGGACTGGCCGGTCGACGCCCTCGGCACCGGCACGGCCATCGTGTTCGAGCTCGGCGACAACCCCGGCAACTCTCCCACCCCGCCCCTCTACACTGACACCTTCACCGGTATCACCAACGAGGAGCTCCTGGGCGGCGGCTTCTTCGTGATCGCTAACGACGTCGACAACAGCCTCGACGCCAACCAGATCCGCGTGGCCTCCAGCCGGACCCGCGCCTTCGCGAACACCGCGATCAACATCGTGACCGCCGGCACCCCGCAGGGCGGCGTGATGCTGAACGTGACCTACGCCGACCCGGCGTGGAAGTTCGAGGTGGAGATCAAGGGCAAGATCAGCGACCTCGTCGAGGCCGCCAACGGCGCGGACCCCGCCTCGTTCAACACCCTGCACATCCCCGCGACGTTCCAGGACCCCACCCAGACGTTCGAGTACAAGGCGATCACCCGCCAGATCACCGATCCCTCTGAGGCGATCGCGACCGGCGGCCTGAAGCTCCTGTACTTCAACGCGGGCGACGTGAACGCCGCCGCCGACCAGATCCTGCTGCCCGCCCACGGCTTCAGCACCGGCGACGCCGTCACGCTGTCCGTGATCCCGAGCGCCGTGGCCCCCGGCGGCCTGACCTCCGGCACCGAGTACTTCGTGATCGTCGTCGACGACAACACGATCGAGCTCGCGACGTCCCTGGCCAACGCCAACGCCGGCACCCAGCAGCCGATCGCCTCGGCCGGCACCGACTCCGCCACCGTGCTCAACCCCCTGGGCGCCCCCGCCCAGTGCGTCATCACGATCGGCGGCGACTGCATGTTCATGGTCGCCAACCACGACCTGCAGACCGCCGACAAGGTGTTCTTCGACGGCGACATCCTGTCCGGCACCCCGGACTTCGTGTTCCGCGGCACGACCGACACCGCCACCACGGTGTACTTCGTCGAACGCGTCGACCGCAACATCTTCCGCCTCGCCCGCAGCTCCAGCGACCTGGCCTCCGGCGCCTTCGTGGACTTCCCCACGAGCGGCATCGCGACCAGCACGCCCACCCGCGTGTACAAGAAGCTGTCCTACGCGGTCTCCGGCGGCGGCTTCACCGACGCTGGCGTCCAGCGCTTCACGCGCGGCCGCAAGTACCAGCTGGACGTGAACCTGGCGGTCTACGGCGTCCGCGACGAGGCCAACGTCCAGATCGTCAACGGCCAGACGGACCCCTACGGCGTCCTCTACACCGCTGACATCAGCACGGACATCCGCCTGTCCTACGCCGAGGTCCCCGGCACGATCGACGTCTACAGCGTCTCCGCCGCGAACGTCAATGCGGGCACCGACACCATCACGGTGACCGCCCACGGCTACGTGACCGGCACCGAGGTCGTCGTCAACACGGCGGCGCTCGCGACGCTGGCCGGCGGCCTGACCGACGCCGCGCGCTACTTCGTGATCAACACGGGCGCCAACACCTTCCAGCTGGCCGAGACGGCCGCCGACGCCGCGCTCGCGGTGGAGGTCCCCCTCACCAGCGCGGGCGTGGACAACGCGGCGGGCGTCGAGTTCACCGTGACCGCGGCGAGCAACCCGTTCACCTTCGCCTACACCGAGGACGCTATCGCGAACCCTCTGAACGCGGCGATGGACTTCGCGGGCGACGAGAACTTCTACTGCGTCCCCCTGAGCGACGGCGGCGATCTGTACGGTGACGAGCTCACCAACACGATCCCCGACGTGTACATCCACACGGTGCTGCAGGTCAACACGACCTACACCCCGCTGTACGGCGCCCAGATCGTCAACGAGTTCCTCGAGCCCGCCGGCGAAGTCCCCTCCACCCTGTGGAACTGGGAGTGCGTGAGCTCCGTCGACCTGATCGGCGAGGCACTGCGCGGCGTGAACAACGGCGGCATCCCGCAGGTCCGGACCCTCGAGGTCGGCATGGACAACCACAGCCGCCTCTTCGCCGAGTCCCAGTCGTACTTCACGACCCAGGGCTTCCTGGCGTACTACGCCCCGTACATCAAGAACGACGTCGAGTACTTCATCGCGCCGTCCTCGTACGTGGCTGGTCTCGCGCTCCGTCGCTACCGCGACACCGCAGCCGGCTTCAAGCTCCCGCCCGCAGGCGTGAAGTACAGCCTGGCCGGCGCCCGCGGCTGCCAGATCAACATCACGAGCGCCCAGCAGGAGGTCAGCAACCCCGCCGGCATGAACAGCCTGCGGCAGCTGCCCGGCTACAGCACCATCGACCCAGACACCGGCGAGATCTTCGGTCCCGTCTTCGTCTGGGGCAGCCGCACCCGCGTGAACCGCGGCAACGCGACCCAGGCGCTGTACCAGTTCGTGAACACGCGCGTGATCATGAACGTCATCTACCACACGCTGAAGCAGGCCTTCGACGGCCAGATCTTCAACGTGATCGACGGCCAGGCCGTGACGTTCAACCAGATCCGGGCCATCGCGTCGAACACCCTGTACGAGCAGTTCTACGTCCCCGGCGCGCTGTTCGGCGCGACGCCCGCCGACGCCTTCCAGGTGATCTGCGACGACCGGAACAACCCGCCCGGCAACCTCGACAACGGCTTCGTCAACGTCAAGATCTACGTCGTGCCCGTGCCAACGCTCGAGCGCATCGAGATCGACCTCGTCCGGGTCGGCATCGGCAGCATCCCCGAGGTCCTGTCCCAGGACGGCTTCGGCAGCTGATCGAGGTAGGAGGCCCGCATGCCCAAGGAGCTCATCGCTTTCGAGGTCGACGCGGGCCTCCGCCAATCGCTGGTGGAGGAGGCGCGCGGGCGCGGGGTCCGGTTCGAGGACCTGTGCCACGCCCTCCTCACCGTCGCCCTGGCCGACCACGGTCGGTCGGGGGTTAAAGAACGAGAGCCAGAGGTGCTCTCCTTCGCGTCGCTCGCCCTGCTGCGGGACGAGGTCAGGCGCGTCGAGATAGAGAGGCCGGAGGGGTGGAGGTCCACCCTGGCCCGCCTCAACTCCGAGATCTCAAGAAGGTTCCGCGTCTGATGGCGTTCATCCGAGGCCTGTCGTACCCCCTAGAGGTGGTCAACGGCCAAATCAAGCTGAGCGAGGACGAGGACCTCGTCGCCGAGCACATCTACTCCGTGCTCGAGACCCGCCCGTACGAGAGAGTCATGAGGGCCGACTACGGACTGCAGGACCGCACGTTCGAGACGATGGACCCCGTCGCCATCAACGCGAAGATCACGACCGCGATCATCGAGCAGGTGGGCGGCGTGCAGGACCTGCGCGTCGAGGGCTCGTGGCAGAAGGGCGACTCGGGGCAGTACGGAGTAAGAATCACGTACAAGATCAACGGCGCCCCGCAGCCGCCGCTGACGCTCAGCCTGGTGATCTGATGGCAAAGAGATTCGCTATACCTGCGGTCCCGAAGGGTGAGGTCGCCCAGTACTCGAGCGACCCGTACCTCTGGTCGATCGCCTACGGGCACATCCCCGTCGACGGCCGGACGGCCGGCACGCTGGTGCGCCCGCAGGACGACCTCCTCATGCAGAAGGGGGGCGCCCAGGCGCTCAACATCTACCAGCGGCTGCTGTTCGACTCGAACGTGCAGGCCGCCTGGCTGAAGGTCTCGCAGGAGATCACGTCGCGCGAGCTGGTCGTCGAGGCGGCCTCCGAGCTCGCCGGCGACATGGCCGTGAAGGAGTTCGTCGAGGAGCAGCTCTGCGACCTACCGATGGACGAGATCTTCCGCGGGCTGCTCGAGGCGTACGTCACCGGCTTCTCGGTCGGGGAGGTCATGTGGCGCCGCACGGCGTCCGGCATCCGCGCCTACGACATCAGGATGCGCGACATCCGCCGCTTCCGCTTCGAGGAAAACGAGGACGCGGACATGGGCTTCTCCATGCGCATGGTGACGCGCAAGGACATGTACCTGGGCGACGAGCTGCCGGCCCGCAAGTTCGTCGTGTTCCGCTACTGGGCGCAGGCCAACGGCGACCCGTACGGCTGCGGCCTCGGGCGCATCCTGTACCCGCTGGTGAAGTTCAAGCGCCGCGCGCTCGAGTCCCAGCTGCTCTACTCCGACCGCTTCGCCAACCCGACGGCCGTCGCGACCGCGCCGCTCTCCGCCACCACGCAGGAGATCGACACGCTGTACAACCACCTGTCGAACCTCTCGCAGGAGACCGCGCTGGTGCTGCCCGAGGGCTACAACCTCGAGTTCATCAACCCCGCCGGCTCGCCCGACACCTTTACTACGATCCGCGACTCCATCATCAAGGAGATCAACATGCTGATCACCGGGGAGGACGAGACGGGCAACGCCGACGCCGGCTCGCGCGCCTCGTCCGAGGTCGCCCTGCAGGTGCGCGAGGTGCGCGCCAAGGAAATGTCCGAGCTGATCTGCGAGACCCTCAACGAGTCGCTCGTGCGCTGGATCGTCGACCTGAACTTCGGCACGTCCGTCGTGGCGCCCAAGATCCACCGCGACTTCAAGCTCGAGGAGGGCAGCAAGCTGACGATGACCGACGTCGGCACGATGATCGAGAAGGTCGGGTTCCGCCCGACCCGCGACTGGATCGAGGCGACCTACAAGGTCGAGCTCGAGGAGCCGGAGGAGACCGAGGCCCCTCCGGCCGTGGCCGAGGCGCCGGCAGAGCAGGCTCCGGCCGACAGCGGTCCGATGCAGGAGGGCCAGCCCGCACCGGAGATCCCGGCCGACGAGGCCGCGCCGGCGGGCGAGAGCGCCCCTGACGACGAGGAGCTCGACGCGCTGATCGACGAGATCTTCGGCAACGCCGCCGGGTAAAACGTTACGAGGCTGTCCCAGCTGACGATGATCAAGGAAGTCCACATCTTCAAGGCCGGGACGCAGACCTCGGCCCAGGGGATCACGCGCGAGTTCACCAAGGGTGACCTCAAGCAGATCGCCGAGTCATACAAGCCCGAAGTCCACGAGGCCCCGATACGCATCGGCCACGAGGACAACGACAAGGTCCCCGCCTGGGGCTGGGTGAAGGGCGTCAAGGTGAAGGGGGACGACCTCTTCGCCGAGGTGGACTTCTCGCCCATGGCCGAGGAGTACATCAAGAACGGCCTGTACAAGAAGGTCAGCGCGTCCTTCTACTCGCCCGACTCCAAGATCAACCCGGAGCCCGGCAACTGGTCCCTGCGCCACGTAGCGCTTCTGGGGGCCCAGCCGCCGGCCGTGAAGGGCCTCAAAGGCTTCGCCTACGAGGAGAACGGCGACGGAGTCCTGGACTTCGCCGTCGCAACCCTGTCCCCGGAAGCCGTGTTCGACGACGAGCTCGGCCCCACGCTCAAGCGCGACGTAGGTCCGCTGGAGCTCCTTAAAGAAAAACTCGAAGAGGCCCGTTCACAAATGACAGCCGAACAGCAATCCGCGGCACCCGAGCAGGAGCTCGAGGCGGCAGCGCCAGTAGAAGAGACCGCCACCCCCGCCCAGGGCGAGGAGTTCGGCGAGAAGCCCGCCTTCCTGATGAAGGGCAAGAAGGTCAAGGGCGAGAAGATGGGCGAGGAGGGCGACGACGAGGAGGAGGACGACGACACCGTCATGTCCGCCGAGATGGAGGGCAAGGACCTCCCCGAGGCCCTCAAGAAGAACGCCGCCAAGAAGATGGCCAAGAAGCGCGGGATCTCCGAGGAGGAGGCCATGGGCGAGAAGGGCATGGAGTACGGCTCCTGCGGCACTAAGAAGGGCATGAACTACGAGGAGGAGGACTCCGAGGACCACCAGGAGGTCGAGGAGGCTGACGGCGAGGGCCCAGTGGCGTCCAAGGTCAAGAAGGACGCCAAGTCCGGCGCCGCCATGCAGGAGGACGAGGACAAGTTCGAGGAGCCCACGATGGAGGACTCCAAGAAGAAGCGCGGCTCCGACGGCCTCAACACGACCGACGCGGGCGTGAAGGAGACCGAGGGCGGCCCGGGCGGCCTGGTCCGCACGCGCTCCACCTCCAAGGGCGTCAACCTGGGCTTCGAGGAGCCTGACGAGCTCGAGGACGACGACGAGCAGCACGCCGAGGACTCCGATCCTTACACCAAGCGCGCCTCCGTCGGCAAGCCCGGCGCGGGCAGCGAGACCGGCCGCGGCAAGACCGCCAAGCACGCCGAGACGAAGGGCTACCCAGACGGCGAGGGCAAGGGCGCGGCCAAGGGCTCCCACGCGGAGATCAAGGGCTTCGACGGCGAGACGGCCAAGGACGGCTCCCAGGAGGCCGATCGCAAGAAGGTCGGCAAGGCCAAGGAGGTCAAGGGCTATCCCGACAAGATGACCGCCCTGTCCAACGGCGGCGGCCAGGGCAAGCAGGTCAAGGGCGGTAAGGTCCGCGTGATGGCCGTCAACCACGCCGAGGCCGAGGACAAGCTGTCCGCGATGCTGGCGCGGCTCGAAGAACTCGAGGCCGCTAACGCCCGCCTCCGCGAGCAGGCCGAGTTCGCCGAGCGCCAGGCCAACCGCATGCGCCTCGAGCAGTTCGCGGAGGGCCTGTACGAGTCCGGCAAGCTGACCGACGCCGTCGTGTCGCAGGACGAGCTGGTGGACTACATGGAGGGGCTGGAGTACGGCACTCTCGAGTTCGCCGAGGGCGAGTCCGCGGCCACCCCGCTGATGAAGATCCTGGGCAACCTGCCCTCGCAGGTCTGCTTCGAGGAGCTCGCCGGCGGCGAGGTCGTGGTCCGCGACGAGGACCTCGACCCCCACGAGCGCGCTCTGAAGCTCGCCAAGGAGGAGGGTATCGAGTACGCCGAGGCGCTGAAGGCCGTCCTCTTCTCGGCGGGCTGACGCGATGGAGCTCCTGACTTTCATCGGTCAGGCGGCCAGGCGCAAGGACGACTACATCGAGCGCGCTGACGACCTGGCCGAATCCACCGGCTCCCTCGACAAGCTCGAGGAGGAGATGAACGGGAGGGCCGACGCGCTCTCCCGCAAGCTCAACGCCGGCAAGATAACCTTCGCGGAGTTCCAGAGGGCGGTTGCCGAGGACACGCTGGTGAGCTCGCTCGCCGCCGTCAAGCTCGGCTACGGCAAGAGCTCGCCCCTGACCGACTCGACCTACGCCGAGACGATGGGCGTGATGCAGTACCTCTGGGGGTTCTTCGAGGACATTAAAAGGGCGTTGTCCGAGGGTAAAATCAAGTACGGCTCGGCCGAGCAAGACTTTGCTGACGCCGAGGAGATAGAGGACGACATCCTCGACGAGATCCCAGAGTCCGCCCTATCACCTACTCCTGGCGCCTCCACCCCCGCCACTTGGGGCGGGCTGAGAGAGCGCCTGAAGCGCTACCTAGTGACACCGGCGTACCGGTGGTACAACGCTGGCCGGATGGCGCTCATGCTGGAGCTAGGGTCCCGGGAGATGCGCCGGGTGGCTCGCCGCGACAAGCGGACGTGCCCTGACTGCATCGGATACGATTCCGCCGGCTGGCAACCGATAGGCAGCCTGCCGCTCCCCGGCACACGTTGTCGGTGTCACGACCGCTGCAGGTGCGTGCTAGAATTCCGCTAGCGGGTAAATCGTAACAAAGGAAACCCCCCTGACCGGGGCCATATTGAATTCCACTCGCCAACTATAAAATGGCTTCTCCCGTCTACGGCAAGCAGTACATCCGCTTCGCCGAAACCTTCCAGGTCGCCCAGGGCACCGCTGTCAACGAGTTCCGCGTGGTCGAGCTGACCGGCGCGCCCGGCAGCCACCCTCCCCTCCTGGTCGAGCAGTCCAACGGCGGCGCCGCAGTGGGCGTCGCGCAGTTCACCCTGAACGACAACGTGCCCCCGACCGGCTTCGCCACCGACGAGGTGCGCCTCCTGACCGTCGCCACCAGCGGCTTGCTGCTGGTCGCTGCTGACGGCACCCTGGCCGCCAACGACATCGGCACCGCCCTCGAGGTGGTCGCCGGCGGCCTGGCCTCCGACGCCGCCACGGCCGGCTCCACCGCCGTGACTGTCGGTGGCACGACCCCGATCATCCGCGACGTGCTGGACATCGGCGGCGACCAGTTCGCGCTCGTGAGCTTCAACTGATCCTAAGGCCCTGGCTTCGGCTCGTCCGTGTAAGCCCAGGGCCGTCTCTAACCTTCTGCAGAAGGAGACTTAAAGTCAATGATGAATCTTCGTGACACCTACGGTGGTGTCGATCCTATTCTGACCACGCTGGCCCAGGGCTTCATGCTGCCCGAGACCAGCATCGCCAACTTCATCGCTCCCGTGGTGGACACCCCCACCCGGGCCGGTAAGATCCTGCGCTTCGGCAAGGAAGCCTTCGCGATCCAGGACTACCGTCGCGCCTACGGCACCAACATCCCCGCCGTCCAGAGCCGCTTCGACACCGACGCTTACGCGCTCGAGCAGGAAGTGATCGCTTGGGAACTCCCCGAGGAAGTGATCGAGAACGCTGGTGAGGGCCCTGCTCAGGTCGACCTGCGCGCCATCGAGACGCGCAACGCCATGAGCCGCCTGATGAACAGCTACGAGGTGACCGTGGCCAACGCCGTGTCTACCACGGGCAACTACGAGGCTGGCACGATCGCCGGCGGCGGCACCCTGGGCCTCGGCTACGCCGACTGGACCGCGTACGACGGCGACGCCACCACCATCGGCATCACCACCGGCGGCAACCCCTGGGGCACCCTGGGCAACAACCCGATCGTCGACGTCCTCAACTGGAAGCGCGCCGTCTCCAACCAGATCGGCATCCGCCCCAACAGCGCCGTGATCGGCACCGCTGTGTTCGACAGCCTGCTGACCAACCCCGCGATCCTGGACCGCATCCAGTTCACCACGGCCGACTCGATCGACGTGGACGTGCTGGCCCGCTACTTCGGCCTCGAGCGCGGCATCCGCGTCGCTGAGGGCCGCCAGCTCGACACTGACGGCACCCTGACCCCGGTGTTCCCCGAGAACGGAGTGCTGCTGTTCTACAGCCCGCTGTCCGCCTCCGAGTCCGTGATGCCCGCCGGCGGCGCCAACGCCGCCACCCCCGCGTTCGCCTACACGTACCAGCTGACCGGCACCCCCGCCGTCCGCCCCGAGTACTACATCCGCGAGCGCCGCGTGGTGCGTGCTGAGATCACCGTCGAGCGCGCAGTGAACATCACTGGCCTCGGCGCGACTGGCGCCTTCGGTTCTGGCTTCTACATCAACAACGTATTCGCCTGATCCTTCTTTACACTCAACCCCTAAAGGAGGATCCCGATGCCCATTCTCGTACCCATTCCAAAGTCTGCCTTCATCGTCACCATCTCCGGGATGGAGACGATCTGGACGACATTCTCCGGGATCTCGGATACGGCTGAGAGCGGCCAGTACGCCAACGCCACCGGCAACAGGATCTACAAGGTCGTCGGCCCACGTTCCGTGGACGACGTCACCCTCTCGGCTCCATACGACCCCGCACTCGCCTCTGCGATCGAGCAGATCTGGCTCAACTACAACTGCGCCTTCATCACGATCACGATCCAGCCCACGACCTGTAACGGAACCAACAACAACGGCTCCGCCTACACGCTCAACGGCTGTCAGCTCCAACAGCTGACCGTGGCCGAGATGGACCGCGAGTCCGGCGACGTCGGCACCATCGAACTGGTGTTCACCGTCAACTCCTGGACCCGCTCCTGATCCGTCAGAGACTACCCCACACCGCCCCGCTCGCGCGGGGCTTTTTTATTGCCCTCTCCCCGGGGGTAAGACACCCCGAGAGATACAGCCTACGACCGCACATGGCCAAGACCCTGTTTGGGCCCGGAGTTATCGTCACCTCGCAGTGGCTCAACGGCGCGAGGGACATCAAGTTCGACGGTGCGGACCTCGACTGGCACTACCCGCCGCTGAGCGCTAGTGACATCCAGCGCGGCGGCGAGGGCGGTCTGGACAACGTGTACGTCACGCTCAACACCGACCAGACTTACGGCTCGACCCCCATCGTCGGGCCCAAGAGCTTCATGGGCCCCGTCGCCTTCGGCGACCAGGCAAACGTCAACCCGCGCTACGCGCCGCTGTCCTGGAACACCAACGCCAAGTTCAACCAGGGCGGCACGGAGCAGAACTTCCTGACCAAGTACTCGCAGCTCACCGACGCCGACGTCGTCACCAAAGCCGTCCTCACCGAGCGCATCGCTAACTTCCCGATCGTAGACGAAGGCTCCTTCTGATGCCACAGTACGCCCCGCTTCCGAACATCGAGCTCGACCCGCGTAACGAGACCGAGCTCGTGGCCGCCGCGGCGCAGAGGGTCTTCCAGGCGTCGGGCTCGACCATCAACGACTTCTCCGCCGGGTCGCCCATCGCCGCCCTGCTCGAGGGCCAGGCCTTCGCCCAGGCCGAGTTCCTGCAGTTCGCGAACCAGTTCCCCGAGTCCGTGCTCGTCGAGTGGATCGGGCCGTTCCTCGGCGCCCAGCGCCGAGCCGGCGCCGGCGCCACCGTCTCGCTCGAGTTCTCCATCGCGCCGCGCGACCGCGACTTCGTCATCTTCGCCGGATTCGAGGTCTCCACCGACTCCAACCTGACCGGCGGCCAGGCGATCACGTTCATCACCAGCGAGCAGGTGACCATCCCCGCCGGCGAGAGCACGGGGCGCGGCGTCGCCGTGTCCCTGCTGAAGGGCGAGGCGTCCAACGTGGCGCCGAGGACGATCACGCGGGTGCTGACGAGCCTCGACGGCGTCGACGGCGTAACCAACCCCGAGGCGGCCTTCGGCGGCGAGGACCCCGAGCTCCTGGACGAGGTCAAGCAGCGCTTCTTCACGCTCATCCGCCGCCGCAACCCCGTCTCGGCCGAGGACTGGCAGAGCTTCTTCGAGGACGCCCTGGGCGCCGGGGTTGCCGTGAACGTGCTGCCGCGCCGCTCCGAGAAGGAGGTCTACCGCTACGAGGCGGACTACGTCACGTCGAACCCCTCGGTCTCGTTCTTCGCACTCAATCCGGACGGCACGCCGCTGACGCTGGCCCAGCGCAACGGCCTGCAGAACCTGATCAAGTTCAGCCTCCCGATCGAGTTCACCGGCAACGTGTACTCCATGGAGGTCGATGACGTCGACATCGAGCTGACGGTCGCCTACGATCCGGCCAAGAACTACGCGACGGACCTGCGCAACTTCAGCCGCACCATCCGCGACAGCCTGTTCGGGATCCTGACGCCCAACGCGGTGTTCCCCATCAGCTACGCGCCGTCCGTATCCGACGTCGAGGGCGCCCTGACGACGAGCTTCCCCGCGGTGCTCGGCTCTGGGAACCAGTTCGTCGACCCGGACATCGAGGCGATCTACGCCTACTACACGCCGCGGAACATGTCCTCCGCGACGTTCACGCGGATCGTCCCCAAGCCTTTCGTCACCGACTATTCGCTCAACCAGAACGACCTGGTCGTCGACGCGACTGGCGTCGAGCAGCGCTTCTTCGCCGTGGCCAACAGCTTCAATCCGGTCACGGGCTCAAAGGTCTACCACAACAACCTGGGCGACCTCACGCTGGTACTGATCAAGGACCTGACGGCCTCGACGTACAGCGCTGGGGACGTCGTGTCCATCGGCATCGAGCGCGAAGCGGCCCTGCACGTCGTGCTGGCCCCGTTCACGTACAACGCGCGCAAGACCATCCCCCAGCTGATCTCCGAGGGGCTGCTAAGCGAGGCCAAGGAGTTCACCGAGTTCCTCGTCAATACTTCGTACACGCCCGTCGACGAGCTGGGTCGGTACAACCCCCAGCTGATCGAGTTCGAGCGGGGCGACACCGACTTTGAGACCTTCGAACCGCGCACGCCGGCAGGCGTCCCGCCGTCCAAGCGTGCGGGCTGGCCCGTCTGGGTGGTGGCCCGCGGGTTCACGCGGGTGACCAACACGACCAACCTCGCCACGGCGCAGGCTGATGGTTTCGTTTCGACCAACTCCGAGGAGGTGCTCCTCCTCACGCCGGGGGTCGAGTACCTCTCCGGGCAGTACGTGTCGACGCCGTCCCCGGAGGAGGCGCTCCTGCGTACTATCTTGGCCGAGGTCTGCTACACCGACGTCCTGCGGGGCGCCTCCAAGGTCTACGCCAAGGTGCTCAACTCCTTCACCTTCACGCTCGGCACCGACCAGACGTACAAGGAGGAGATCGACGGCCTCGTCGCGCAGGGGATCATCGAGATCATCGACGTTGTGGACTTCGTCGACTGCGCCGGCCGCTCATCGTTCAAGGACAGGCCCTTCAGGTACGAGGCCCGCTTCCGCACCGGCGAGTACCTCAGGTACAGGCCAGAGGGCGGCTTCGACGCGAAGCAGCTCGAGGAGTGCTTCCGCGAGTCGGTGACGTGCCCGAACCTGTCTTCCGGCTGCAAGCGCCTGATCGAGCAGAACCTGCCGCTGCCGGCATACTACTACGTGCTCAAGGACTTCACGCCCAACACTCAGAGCATCGGGGACCTCGTGGGCCAGAACCTGATAGAGGAGGTCCCGTCGAACTACTTTTTCACGAAGTACGCGGCGATCGTGCAGACGCCGACCGAGCTCGTAGGCCCGGAGACCATCACGTCCCTGATGGTCTCCCAGGGGCTAATCGCCGGGACGTCCGAGTTGTCCATCGGCGACTCCGTCACGCTGCAAGACGCCGCGGGCCGCGACATCCAGATATACTACTGGACTGGGGAGACCTGGGCGGTGGATGTCGGCGGGATCCCCACGTACCGCGACCTGTTCCGCTTCGCTCCCAGGGACGCCGCGTCGTTCAGGAGCGGGAGCGTCATCCGCCAGTACGAGGCGACGCAGCACGTCACGCCGATCCTCGACCTCGAGACGTACTACGACAACGGCGTCTTCGTCGCCTCTGAGCGCACCGAGAACGTGAAGTACACGGACCCGCTCTACCACTACGAGGACGTCATCGCCGACGTGTCGGACCGCCAGGCGCGATTCTACAGAGCCATCCGCTCGTTCACGCCGCCGTCGATCGTCACCACGTGGATCGGGCCCGACCAGGCCAACTCCGAGCGGGCCGAGGAGGTTTTCGGCAACCTCCTCAAGTTCGTCGTCAGGGCCGAGGGCCAGGACGACATCTACTCGCGCCTCGGGCAGCAGGTGTCGGCGATCAAGCTGGGCGTGGCCAACATAAAACTCCGCTCCCAGGCGAACAAGAACCCCGAGAACAACTTCGTGTGGGAGTCTACCGACGCCGTGCTCGCGTCGCCGCAGCTCTCCTACTTCACCGGCACGCAATTCCAGTTCCGGCCAGTCAACTACGGTAACGGCACCCTCGCCCTATGACCGACGCACCAGCGCTCCCGCAGTCGCAGCTGGGGCCAATGCGGACCACGCTGTTCGCCGAAACCCAGCCGACGGTCAAATTTTTCAACCCGGCGGCCGCGGCGGTCATCGGCTTCCTGCCGACGCCGACGGTCTGGGGGCGCCCCAGCGGCCGTCCGATATACGACCGGCTGCCCGCCATAGGCGGCGCCTACGTCACGGACTTCACCACCGAGGACCGGATCCGCATCTACATCGAGAACCAGAACCGGGCGACCGGAGCCGGGACGCTGCAGGTCGGCCGCTGGCAGGAGGACGCCGGCATCCTAGTGGTGCAGAGCGGGACCATCGTGTGGCGCTACGGGCCCGTCGACGTGCAGGCCCTGGCGATCAAGCTGGCCAACCTGAACGATCGCGGAGGGCTGCAGGACGGCGAGTACCAGGTCGGGTACCTCCTCAGGTACGAGCCCGACACCAGCGACCGGTACAAGGAGTACAAGGTCGAGGACTACTCGCTCGCCGCGAGCGCGACAGTCTACGGCGCGACCGCCGCGGCCGAGCAGTTCCCGGTCGACGTCGCCTTCACAGACGAGCTCGATACGAGTTGGAGGCCGACGGACTCGGGCTACGTCGGCGGGTACGACGAGGGCCAGGCGCTGATCCTGGACTTCACGCAGCCGTGCAAGGCCGAGCGCTTCAGGCTCACCGCCTCAGCGGTCGAGCTCGCCACGGCCAAGTGCACCGTCTACTGGTCCGACGACGGCATCATCTGGCACCTCGACGACCGCACCTGGGAGCCCAAGGGCGGCGCGTGGGACATGCTGGTCTCAGAGCAAACGAAGCGCAGGTACTGGAAGCTGTTCTTCTGGTCCGGCCTGGTCGACGTGCAGACGGTGGAGTACACCGGCACCGCGTTCTACGCCGACCAGCGGCGCACGGGCTCCGTGTCAGTGGCGGAGCCGTACCTCGACGAGCTCTACGAGGACATCGCCACCCCGCACATACAGCTCGCCACGCTCGAGGTCCGCGACAACCAGGTTGTGAGGGTCGAGGACTATAGGCTCAGCCAGCTGACGTACGAGAAGTTCCAGCCGGTCGCGTCGTGGCTGACGACCTTCCAGGACGAGTCGATCAGGAAGTACTTCACCGACGTCGAGAGGTACGCCGAGAGGTGGATGGCTCCCCCGACCGCGGCCTACGGCATCTACGACGAGCTGCTGCAGGAGGACACGTTCGAGATCGGCTCGGAGCTCGACTACCCGCGACTGGAGCTGCCGGTCAGGGTCGAGCTCGAGGAGGGCTACTACTTCACGTACGACGACATCGACATCCAGGTCGACGGCGAGCAGAACTTCTACCGCGCTCCGGTCCTGCTCGACATCCCGACGCCTGAGATCGCGACCGAGACCGGGATCGTCATCAGTACGCAGGCCACGCAGGCCATAGCGACGGACAGGCCACAGTCGACGATGATGTACTCGCTCAAGGGTAAGAGTGATGCGCTCGGCTTGGCGGCCAACCCCAGCGGTGATCAGATCCAGGGCGACGAGGTGACGGTGTACCTGTCGTCCAACAAGGTCGAGCCGTACCATGTGATCAGAGTCGGGGCGCCGGTGGACGAGAGCGACCTGTCCACTAAGGCCTACGCCGACTCGGCCCTCATCGTGAATATGGACAATGGCGCATACGACTGAGACTGTATCCCCAGACGTCCAGGTGACGGGGATCCTCGACATGCGCACGAACCGCATCACGGGCCTGGACCTGGACCTGGACTTCTACCCCGCCCTCCCTGAGGACGGCGCGAGCAAGAAGTACGTGGACTTCAAGAAGAACGAGATAATCCAAGCGCTGCCGACCCTCGTCAACAACGGGACGTTCTGAGAAGATGCCGCGCCAGATATTTGACGTCGAGCAGTACGAACTCAGGGGCTCGCTGCCCCAGACTTACACCGAGAGCCAGAAGAAGGTCCTCAACAGGGTCATCTCGCGCGTAAACGGGCAGCTCGACTGGACGGCGCAGCTCCTGGGCTTCAACGGCCCGCGGTACTGGGGGAACTCGACAGCCGACACGGCGGGGAACTACCAGTTCGTCGGCCTCCCGCAGACCGTCTCCGAGAAGCGCGCGCTGCTGGCCGGCACCTTCGGCGTCTACAACAAGGACAAGCCCTACGAGTCCTGGCCCGCCCCGTTCAACAGGGGGGCGGTGGGCGCGTCGGCCGACCTGACCTTCTCGGTCGAGGACCGCGGCGGCAAGGTGGCCGTGTGGCCCTTCGCCCAGGACAGGAACTTCACCCTCGACAAGTCCCCGTACCTCATCGTCGGTGGCGCGTACACGTTCGACCAGCTCATCGACGTCGACGTGTTCAACGCGGACCCCGACACGGTGGAGGTGATCCAGGACATCGACCAGAGGGTCTCCAGGCTGCGCGTGCTGGACTCCGACGTCCAGTTTGTGGCCGTGAGCCTCGTTGGCAGCGACGCCAAGCCCTTCACCTTCACGGTGCGCGGGTGGGCCGACCCGTCCGACTGGGACGACGAGGACGTCAAGCAGCAGTTCCTCGGCGCGTGGGGCAACAAGGGCAACCAGCTGTCGATGCACTTCGCGTTCGACGCGCTGGACCTCCATGGGTTCAACGAGGTCGAGGGCCTGTCGCTCGACAAGGTCACCGGCTCGCTGCGCGTCGAGCAGCTCCTGGGCCTGATCGGGCTCAAGCCCGGCCCGATGTCGGCGCTCGTCAGCGCGCCGTATTCGTTCGAGGTCGAGGGGTGCGAGGTCGAGGGCCCATTTTCCCCGTCGGTGGACTGGGAGTCGACGTCGGCCACGCTGATGACGAACGACTTCATCGACATCGCGGCCGAGGACGGGCGGGTGATCGCGACCGACGAGGGCTCGTGCGCGACGCTGGAGTACATATTCATGCTGACCGACGGCGAGGACGGGACCGGCGACGCCCCCGACTTCGACAACGGCTTCTTCCCCGACGAGGGCCTGACCGCCTGCTTCACGGACAACGGCACGCTGGAGCTGCCCGGCTCGGTGACCGGCGTCATGAGCAACGGCGAGTACGAACTGATCGGGGACTTCCCGATCCAGGCGAACGGCATATACGACCAGAACCCGCTCTCGATCTGCGAGAACGACCCGGGCACCACGCCGACGAGCACGCTGTCCAACGGCGAGTTCCCTGGCGATTACTACCCGTACCCGGGCGGCACGGTCGACAACGAGGGCACCTACGACATCAGCATCGAGCAGCTGATGGCCGAGGACGGCAAGTTCATCTCCGCCAATAACGAGTCCTTCGACTACAGTGGCTGCTATGCCGAGCCGGCCGAGGCCTACGGCGTGTGCGACACCTGCGACTACACTCTCACGCTCAGGCAGACTTACGACGACACGCCCAACGACCTCGCGATCGACCCGGGCCCCGAGGCGAGCATCCCGATCGGGCTCAACGGCTTCATGCGCGACTTCCCGGTCGACTGCGGGATCAACAACGGCCTGTTTGAGGACATGTTCTTCCGCAACTTCTTCCTTGACCGCGCGCAGACGGTCAAGTGGGAGGACATCGTCCCGGTCAATTCCTTCACGGTTATCACGCGGGACCTCGGAACGTTCACCATCACCGAGCAAGGCGGCCTGTTCGAGTTTCTCGCGCGCGACCGCTTCGTGGCCATCCCGCCCCCGAGCAACTCCGCCAACGGCGGCCTGGTCGACGACGGCTCCTATGGCGACTTCAACCCCAACGCCCTGACCAGGTACGATCTCGACCTGGCGTCCCAGGGGCTGTTCAACGGGTACAACGACCTCGGCCTCCTCGGCAACCAGACCGTCTGCTACACCGACGGCGGCCTGTTCGAGGACCCGGCGTGGTTCGTCAACGCCCAGCTCAACGACGGCTCCTACGACGTCATCACCGGCTCGACGTCCACGGAGGACAACGGCGAGTTCGACCAGGATCCCGGGTCCATCTGCCCGCCGCCCGACCCGCCGTTCGGCCAGTCCTACGACTGGGGCGTGGTCTACCAGGTGCCCTTCAACGGCGTCGTGGACCAGCAGGAGGCGGACTACCGTATCTACGACGGCATCTACGACCAGGACCCCGCGCTCAACTGCGACGAGCCGCAGGCTCCGGAGGTCGACATTAACTTTTTCGACCTCGTCACCGACGTCTTCGGCGAGCCAGGCCCGATCCTGGTCTCCGACTCCGGAGTGGGCAACGAGATCACCCTGACGGCCGGGGATGACGAGTTCCCGGGCTACGACGGCTTCACGATCGCCTTCGACGGGCTCGAGCTTGCGGAGCTCGCCTTCGATTACGAGGCGAAGACGCCGTTCGCCATGACGGAGTTTCCCACGGTCGAGTGGGTCGTCGACCTGCAGCTGGACAACGGCTCGTTCTACCCGGTCTCCGACCAGGGCGCCTGGATGGGCACCGACGATGGCCTGTTCGAGGACCGCGGCGAGTTCGTTCGCGTCGGCACCATCGCGTCCGTCTTCGACTCCGAGCTCGAGGCCGTGGGCCTGCCGTTTAAGGGTGGCCTCCTCACGTTCGATGACGGCGAGTTTGACGAGCTGGTCGAGCCGAACTGCGACTTCGAGGGCGGCAGCCCGTGCGCGCTGGTCGACGGCGGCACGTTCGTCGAGGGCCTCGACGCTACGGTCCCGACCACAAATTGCCTCGAGGAGTGCGGGAAGATCGACAGCGGCGACTACGTCTTCTACGGCTTCGTCCCGCCCGCCGCGCCGGTCATCGATGGCCAGGGATCGCGCACCATCCCGGACTCCTGCGTCCTGTATGATAACTCGGAGTACGACCGCGTGCCGCGCCCCGACGTCGACGGCCAGGGCTACTACAGCTGCACCACGTACGACAATTCGGTCTACCCATTCACCGGGATCTACGACTGCAACCTCGAGGAATGGGGCGAGTTCGACTTCGTCACCGGCGGCCCGATCGTCGACCAGGGCGAGTACACCGAGACGACCTTCCCCACGGCGTGCGCGCCGTGCGGCCCCGTGCCCGACGGCACCGACTGCTACGTCAACAACGGCCTCATGGAAGACCCTGGCTCCAGCGAGGGAGTCGACGAGGGCTTCTACGACAACGCCTTCGAGATCTGCGAGCCGTGCGTCACGGAGGTCGAGCCGACGGTGCCGTGCTACGTGCCCCCCGTGCGCATCCGCCTGGACCGCGTCATCTACGCAAACCCGCTCTGGAAGTTCAGCCCGTCCGTCATGAACTCCGTGACGCCCCTGCGCACGTGGAAGAACCACGTGCTCGAGGTGGCCGACGACAGCTCCGACGGGATCACCAGCGAGAACGCCGCGGAGTACCTCGACGCCAAGACGTACCGCAACGCGCTCGTCGCCGACCGCAACACGGGCACGGAGCCCGAGAACACCTACAGGCACTTCGTGCGCCTGCCGGCCGAGTACTCGCGCAACAGCCGGCAGTGGAACAAGGCTGCGAACATAGTCAGCTCCTACAGTTACTTCTCCTCGGTCTACCCGCTCGCCGACACCGCCGTCCGCCCCTACAGCCTGCGACCGCTGCTGTACGACGACGTGTACTGCGGCTGCGCCGAGGACATCCCCGACTACGCCGTCTTCTACCAGGAGGACTTCCTCGTCTCCAGCATTAAGGGCGCGCGCATCAACGCCGAGGCGGGCTTCGCCGACTCGAAGATCGAGTACGAGGACGCCGCGGAGGTGTTTCCGTTCCAAGCCGGTACCATCGTCGACTACGACCCGTACGACGAGCGGGAGATCCTCGGCAGCGACGGCGAGTGGGCCGGCACGTACTTCAAGTGGCAGCGCAGGGGCCCGCTGACGGGCTATCTCATTACGGACGTCGTCGATCACAGGCTGCGCGCCGTCGAGTACGCGGAGCAGCCTGAGGGCGATTACTCGTTCATCAAGGCGCCGAACACCGAATTCCCGGACGATACGGACGTCGCCAACTTCGCCAACTACGTCGTTAGCTACGCGTACTTCACCGCCGACCTGTCCGCGGCGGACGAACCCGTGTTCGACCCGGCCGTCAAGTACAGCTGGCGCGAGTGCAACATCCCGAGGTGCGAGGACGGCACGCCCGTGTTCGTCACCGACATCACAGGCCTCGAGATCGTCACCGAGGAGGGCTTCAGCATCGGCATCGGCGGCGGCCCTGTGTTCGTCGAGAGCGCCGTGGAGTCCAACACCGCCTACCTGCTCAACAGGTGCGAGAAGTTCGAGGCGCCGGAGGTCAACGTCAAGGCTCTGATCGAGGAGCCCTTCGCCGGCGGCAAGCCCGGGCGCCAGGGTCCCCCACCGCAGCCCACCAGCCCGCCCACGGTCACGATCGACGCCGTCCCCGGCGACGAGATCACCGGCCCGGTGACGCTAACCGGCACGGTCTCGAACGCGGGCACCGTCGACCTGTTCATAGGCAACTCCGTCCAGGCCCAGATCACCGGCGGGACGTGGTCCTACCAGATGACCAACGAGGACTTCAACGCCATGCTGGCGGTTGGGCAGGGCAACCCGGCACAGTTCACCATCTCGGCGACTGCCACGTCCCCCACAGACGCAAGGAATACGATCGCTAGGTACAGGGTGACCGTCAAGCAGCCGGCGGCCCAGGCGGACTTCTTCGTGATCACGTACGGCTTCACCAACGGCTCCGACCTCGACACCCGCACCGGCTTCTTCGACCCCGCGATCCCGGGTTACGTCGGGTGGGGACAGAATAACGGCATCGCCCAGCTGCAATGGGGAGGGGACAACACCGGCACCGGCGTGGAGAGTGTGCTGTTCGACCGGCAGGCGTTCGCGGCCGCGAACCCGGGCCGCACATCCGTCTCCATCGACCTGAGGGCTATGTGGTACGGCTCCGTCGGCACGGATCCCGTCACGATCAACGTCACGTCCTACAAGGGCGGCCAGATGGTCCCGAGCGGCTACACCTGGACGAACCCGACCGCCGAGGCGACGTACACCAACTTCACGTCCACCGAGAAGGTCATCAACCTGTTCTCGCGCCAGGCCAGCAACATCGGCCAGCGGGTCGCCATAATCGACCTGGACTACGTGGCCGGCACGGTCAACTACAGGGAGTCGTAGGATGGGGAGGAACGTCGAGCTGTTCGGCAAGTTGCTGAACAACTACAACCAGGCGGCGCAGTACGCGCGCGACAACGCCGGCACACTCAAGGAAACGGCCGGTCGCGTCATCGACGTGGAGGACCCCAAGGAGATGGGCCGGGTCCGGGTCGTGCTGCGCGAGGTCGACCCCAAGTACCTCGAGGCCAACGGGCTCCCGCAGGGTGACGCCAAGGAGACCGAGAGCGACTGGATCAACCCGTTCCCAGCGTTCAAGGGCAAGCAGCCCAAGTCCCTGCTCGAGAAGCGCGTGAAGATCATGCCCTCGCAGGGCGACCCCAACAAGATGGTCTTCGGCGACGTCCTGTTCGACAAGGATGACGACCCGACGATCAAGGAGATGCCGAACACCTCGAACATGACGAGGCTGCCCGTGTACAAGGCGGGCGAGCTCCCGCCGGCGACGAAGGAGAACGTGGGTTGCGTCATCGTCGAGGAGGGAGGGCCGCAGGGCTACGATTGGCTCATGGTGTGCCTCAACCGCGGCGGCTACAAGTGGGTCAGGCACATCGACAGGCTGCACTACCACGACGGCCAGCTACCCGATGCGGACAACGATTCCGAGAAGCGCACGTACGACGCCGTCACAGCGACGACCGGCTCGCCGAACGAGGGCTCGGACTGACCGTCCGGGTAAATCCAAGGGGACAGACCGTCCGACCGTGACGTGCGCAACCAGTACGCGGTAGACCCGGACGACGTCGCCTCGGCCGCCCGGGCCAAGTGGTGGGAGACCATCCCCATCGCGGAAGCCGAGCCGTACGAGGCCGCCGCCTGGAGGTACATCCAGACGAGCGTGGAGGTCGAGGAGGGCTCCGACCAGCCCTCAGGGCTGGGCGACCAGGACGACCTCGATATTGAAGACACCCCGTGGTGGGAGACCGTCGGCGGCGAGGGCCCCAGGCCCTACGAGGTCGCGGCCTGGACGTACGCGTCCACGGTCGTGTACGAGGTCGAGGACGCCTGCCCGGAACCGGCCCTTGCCGACGGCACCCCGATCGACCTCGGCCTGGAGTGCGCGCCGGACGAGTGGTGGGCCAGCATCGGCGGCGAGGGACCCAAGCCCTACGCCTCCGCGACCTGGCAGTACCTCTACGGCTCGGACTTCATCCTCGAGATCGTCGCGGTGTCCACCACCGAGCTGGCGAGCTTCGACGAGGGCGTCCTCGGGTATGTCGACGACCGGGTCGATTACGACGCGGGCCTGTTCGGGTCGGCGCTCGGCGTGCTCATCGACGGGATCTTCTACACCGCAACCGGCGTTGGAATAGAGGTGAAGCGCACTTTTTCCGAGATCAAGGTATACGACTCCCTCGCCTCCTCGCCCGGCGACCTGCCCCTCATCGAGCAGCCGCTGGGGAACCTGGCGACCGAGCCCAACGGCGGGGGCGACGTGGTCCTGCTCGACCCGGGCACCCTCGGCGACACCGAACTCAGCACGGACCCGCTCGAGATCCAGCTCGAGACCGACGTCCCGCCGCTCGAGTCCCAGGAGATCCTGGTCAACGGCGGCGGCTTCGACGGCTTCGCGATAGAGTTCGCGCGCACGTCCACCCGCAACGACGACGTCCCGCCCGGCCAGCTCCTCGGGCAGCTGAACTACGAGACGTTCGGCTCCGTCGTCACGGTAACGTCCTGGGACCACTACAACTGGGAGGACGACGCGCCTATAAGGAAGGCGGTCGAGGCCATGCTCAACAGCATCCCGGCCGGGATCGTGGAGGTCAGGGTGCTCGACGACCCGACGGCCTTCTGGCAGTCCCTAGGCTTCTCCAGGGCGTACAAGGGCGACCCCTACATCCACTACTTCCCAGGCTGACGAATGGCGGCTCCCCAACTCTCAGAAGCTATCGTCAGGGACCAGACCAAGCTCCGTCTGGTGTTCGACCAGGCCCTCGACGGCACCATCGCGGTGCCGGTCACCTGCTTCCAGATCAACTACGGGAAGATCCCGATCGTCGACCGGAAGTACGTCGACACCAACGAGATCGAGCTGGTGCTCGGCCGCAACCTGACGCCCGGCGACAAGGTATTCCTCAACTACACGCCGCCCGAGGACGTGAACCTGGCGCTGAGGGCGCCGGTCAAGTCCGGGGCCAGCGTGGCCACCATCAGGCGCAACGTCGTCAGGGCGCTCTTCAAGTTCCCCTGCCGCAACCTGCTGAAGATTAGCGAGCGCGGGATCGGCTGGGAGGCCGACTCCAACCTCGGCGCGTACGCCGACGGCGCCCCGTACTCCAGGCGCGACAGGCCGGCCAACCCGCGCACGGCCGGCATGGACGACTTCGTCAT